CCCCCGCCCCTGCCCCGCCCCCGCCTCACCCTGGCCCTGGCCCCGCTCCTGCCTCACCCTGGCCCTGCCCCCGCCCCTGCCCTGCCCCGCCCCTGCCTCACCCTGCCTCACCCGGGCCCTGCACCGCCCTGGGCTCTGTGGGCCCCGCCCCTCTGGTAGCCGTGCGGGCCCTCGCGGGCGCGTGCAGGCGAAACTTTTGTTGGCACCCCCTGCCAACAAATGTTGCACCTCAGTGCCAAGTGTCGAACCCACAGGCATCCCGGCGGCAGCTACCACCCTAACCCCCTGATACATAAAGACTTTCTAGCGTTCCGCTGGCACTACACCCACCGAAACCGGACGGTTTTGGATCGGCAACTAGGCCGCACAAGCCCCTGAATTTACTAATCTTTTTCAACGCACAGCCCTAGGCTCTCTGCCCACGGGGGCTCGATCGTTCTGCGCACCCCCTGCCGCCGAACCCCACCCCCTTGGGGACCCGCGGGGTACCCCGCGGGGCATTAATTACCGACCCCTGTGCACAATATTTGTGCATATTTGAAAAACTCGGGATTCCCGCGGGGCCCCAATTCCAGAATCCTGAAATTCCTGCTCGAGTGAAATTATCGATTTCGCTGAAATAGGCGACACAGAAGTGTGTAACTGGTCGGGCACCGCGCGGCGAGGTATGCTGCGCGCTCACTGCCGGCGCAGGGGCCGGTCCAACTACCCTCGAGAGGAATACGCTCATGGCAATTGTTCAGGCCGAGCTCGACACGCTCAACACCGCCATCGCCGCGGTCGACACCGCGATGGACACCGTCATCGCTGGCTGGGAAACCGGCGACGATCTCACCTTCACCCCCGGCACCGCGTTCGAATCGCTGACCGTCGGCCCCCAGACGTTCAAGAACGAGAACGACGGTTCCACCTTCATCGGCTCCGACGAGGCCCGCGCGCTGGGCAACACGAACCAGGCCGTTCAGAACATCTACGCGCTCCTGAGCCTCGGCGTCTGGAGCTCCACGGTCGCTGCGTAGGGCCTTACCCCTGCCCCGCCCCGCGTCGGACGCGCTACCCCGGCGCGGGGCACCCCCGTGATCAAACCGAGAGGAGTAGAACATGCATATCCCATAGAAGGAGATAGCAGATGTTCTACTCGCGCTCGCGCTTCAATCATCCTCTCAGCAAGATCCAGGGCTTCGAAGACTGGTTCTACACGGGCGGTAGTCGAAAGTTCGGCCACATGCCCTCGAAGAAGGGGAACCGCCGCTAGCCCAGTGCAAAGTGCCAAGGTGCCTCGTACCTCGGCCTCCTAGAGCCCTAGAGCCCCCACCACACCGAAGACGGAGAACACCCATGCCGGATTCCGATGCCCCCATGCCGCGCGAACTCGCCGAAGCGATCGCGGATGCGATCGCGGATGCGAGCGCCCGCGAAGCAGAAGCCCAGACCGGCGTGGTCGAGCTCGATCGCGCACCCACCCACGAGGAGCTCGAGCGCCTCGCCAAAGCGGGCGTGACCGAAATTCGCCTCACCGAACCACCGGCAGAGCCCTTCGGCACCCTCGAGTTCGTGCCCGAAGGAGACGGCGTTGAAGAGAGTCCAGGCGAGCTCAAGCCCAACCAACGCCCCTGCACCTTCACTCGCCGGTAGGAGCGGGCGCTTGGCACTTGGCACTTCGCCCGCCAAGAAGAAGCAGACCCGCCGCAAGAAAGGCACAGCCTCCGAGGTGTGCTCGAAGTGCGGCGAGCGGCCTCCGCAGCGCAAGCACAACTACTGCCAGCCGTGCAAGCGCGCGTACGACCGCGAGCGGTACCTACGACAGCGCACGAAGATCATCGCTGGGACGAAAAAGCGCGTGGCGACCAACCGCGAGAAGCTGATGGAGTTGAAGGCCGGGCGCGTCTGCGTCGACTGCGACGTGCAGTACGGTCCGCACGTGCTGCAGTTCGACCACCGCGACCCATCGAAGAAGCACATGAACGTGTCCGACATGATCGGGCGTGGATACGCGTGGAAGAAGATCGTCATCGAGATCGAGAAGTGTGACGTGGTCTGCGCGAATTGCCACGCCGAGCGGACCTTCCGAACCCGCGGGCGGAAGAAGGCCAAAGCGCCGGGCGGGAACCGACCTGAGCCGTCGACCGAGAAAGAGCGCGATGAGCAGATCCTGCAGGAGACGCTCGAGGAGATGCGCTCGAGGCTGGGGCTTCCTGGGGACGAGGAGCTGACCGAGCTCAGGGAAACGCTGAATAGGGGGCTCCGCGCGCCAGAGCGGGATCACGAGTACTGAGGTAGAATAGCTCTCCCAGACGCTCATCCAGGAGATCGCCATGACCAAAGGCTTCAATCACTACGCCCGCGCGCTGGATGACCCTGCCGCGAATTCCTACGACATCATCACCCCGGCCGAGAGCGAGCTGCTGGTGGTCACGCACATCCGCTACACCTGCATTGCGACCGCCACGGTAGGGACTCGCACAGGCCGCATCCGCCTGACAGATCCGAACCCCGGGCCGACCACAGCCCTGGTGGTGGACCTGCAGGCCCCGAATGTCGCGGCGAGCGCGAACACCCGGATCAGCTTCGGCGTTGGGATGCCAGACGACGCGGGGGTGTCCGTACCCATCGCGCCCATCGAGGTCGCCCCAGGGTGGACGCTGTTCATCGGGAACACGGGCCTGATCGACGCCGACGATCGCGTCTACGTGGGGGTGTACGGCTACACGATGTAGTGCGTCACCTTTCCTGCGCGTCGGTCCACTCACGCCCAGCAGCTCCAAGCAGCGGCCCCGCAGGGATGGTTGCTCCCACCAACCTCTCACCCCCCAGAGCCCTGCGGGGCCCATTTTGGCCTCAAGTTCCGGTGCGGACGGTCGATACGCATGAAGAGACTGACGGAGGACTCATCATGAAGGTCGCGGTCTACGCGCGCGTGTCGAAGGCAGACGGCTCCCAGACCGTCGAGAATCAGCTCGGGCCCCTACGGGCGTACCTGGGCTCCAGGGGCGACGACGTCGCCGCGGAGTTCGTGGAACACGCCTCGGGAGCCGACGAGAACCGCAGCGAGCTCGGCGCGCTCCTCGAAAGGCTCGACGAGTTCGACGCGATCGCGATCGTGAAGCTCGACCGGCTCGCCCGCAGCGTCCACCACCTCACCTCTCTGGCCCGCGAGCTCGAGAGCCGTGGCGTCGACCTGATCGTGAAGGATCAGGGCATCGATACCAGCACACCGGCCGGGAAACTGATGTTCCACGTCCTCGGCGCGGTCGCGGAGTTCGAGCGCGACCTGATCGTCGAGCGCACCAAGGCCGGCCTGGCCCGCGCCCGACGGGAAGGCAAGCAGGTCGGCCGCCCGCGCCTCCAGATCGACCTCGACCAGGCCCGCGCGGTGCTCCTGCGCGAGGGCAGCTACGCGAAGGCAGCGCGTGAGCTCGGGGTCCCCGCGACCACGCTCCGGCGCCACCTCCGCGAGGAAGGGGCTTCAGCGTGAGGTGGGCTCCGAAGGATCCGGGCGTTCGATGAGCGCAGAAGCCGAGTCGATGCCGGAAACATTCCCGGTAGGATGCGCGTGGTGCAGGACCGTCTACACGTGGAGCCTGGTGTGCGGGTCGGACGGGATCTGTGACGCCTGTCTTGCGAAGGTCGGAGGAGAAGACGAATGAGCGCCGAGGTTCCCGAAGAACAGACCCGCCCTGAGCTCGAGGAAGAGCTCCGCGAGATCGAGAAGCAGATCGAGCAGCTCATGGAGCTAGATCCACGCGAGCTCGCAGGCGGTGCGCTCGACCTGGTGATCCACGCGAACGCCGCGGCGGCAGCACCGGGCGTGACAGAGGAGCAGCTGAAGTTTCACGTCGCTGGCCTTTCTCGCTGTGTCTTCGTGCTCGCCCGCCGGGTTCAACGCGACCACCCGCGCCAGCGCGTGACCACACCGGAGAACGGATCATGAGGATCCTCGTGCTTGCGCCCGCTCTCACGCTTCTGCTGCCCAGCATGGCTTGCGTCGCGCCGACCGGGCCGAAATCCCCGGAGTTCCGCGCCCAACAAGAGCGCGCCCGCCAAGGGTACTACGACTACCAGACTCGCCGGAGGCTGAGGCAGATCGAACAGAACACCGCCCACTAGGAGGTGGCGCTCGGCTTCGGCTGGGCTACGCTGCGCCCACAACCCACCTGAATCGGAGGCTCCCATGCAGAAGCGGTTCCTGGCTCTCGTGTTCTCCCTGTTCTTGGCGTTCGGCTGCGCCTACACCTCGGTCGACAAAGGCGGCGACGTCAAGCAGTACGCGTTCGGCCAGGCCGAGACCACGCACGGCGAGTGCGCGTACCCCGACGAGGGCACGCCCGAGGGTGAAGCGACCATCGATGGCGCCAACTGCACCCGCAGTTCCGGCGGTGCGTTGTCCGACACCATCGGTGGTGTCTTCGGGCAGCTGACCGACGTGCTCAAGGGGTTTCTTCCGGCTGGTTTTTCTAGCTAGTCCCTTCTGACATGCCCCGCATCCCCAGCTTCAGCTATTCCAGGCTGACGTGCCTCGAGAAGTGCGAGCACCAGTATGTGACTCGCTACGTGAAGCGCGTCTACCTCAAGACCAACTCCGTCGAGAGCTTCGTCGGCGTCCTCATCCACGAGATCATCGAGAAGGCCGCCGAGCGTGGGCACCTCGAGCTTCTACCCGCGTGGGAGTACCTGTCCGAGCGATGGGAGAAGGAGTTCAACCCTCGCGTTCATTACGACGTCCGCCAGCTAGGAGAAGACCACTGGAAGGACCACGCGATGAGGTGCGTGAAGAACTACCTGACCGGCTCCCTCGTGCCTCCAGACTGGGAGACCATCGGGCTCGAGTACCGCATGAGCTACGGCCTGCTCGATGATCCACCGGCGAAGTTTACCGGGATCGTGGATCGGCTCATCCGGCGCAACGGCGCGTACAAAGTCGAAGACTTCAAGACCGGGAAGCCCCAACCGCGCAAGTACTTCGAGCGCGACCAACAGCTTCCTCTCTACGCCTACCTCGTGGCCCGCGCATTCGCGGTGCCCGAGAACGAAACCATCGAGGTGAACAGGCACTACCTCTCGAGCGGAGAGATCCAGCCGCTCTTCGTGACCAGCGAGAGGCGAAATGCAGCGTGGCGGTGGGCCCAGGAGACCGCGCAGAAGGCGCGGAAGCTGGAAGCGGCGGCCAAGGCCGAACAGACCCGCGGAAAGCCGCACCGGAGCCCCCTGTGCGACTGGTGCGACTACAAGAAGGAGCACTGCGACGCATGGCGGAAGAGTACGAGCACGGACCCGCTGTAGATCTCGACATCGTCGACCCGGAGGCCCGACGTGTCTACGTGGATGAGCTGCTATTCAAGGTAGGTCCACACGGGCAGTCGATCACCCACCGAGCGATCCTGTCGTTGGCGAAGACCCCCGAACCGATCGAGATCTGGGTCTCGAGCCTCGGCGGAGATGTAACCGTCGCGTTCGCGCTTTATGACTTGATCCGGGTGATCCCCAATCACGTGACGACCGTCTACTCAGGCATGGTCGCCAGCGCCGCCTGTGTGATCGCGGTGGCGGGGGATGAGCGGCTAGTCATGCCGAACGCGTCGATGCTCTGGCACCACTGTACGACCGAGCTCGAGGGCTCTCCTGTGCAGCTACTCCACGATGCTGCGCAGGTAGAGGAGATCGCCAAGCGGTATGCGAAGATCATGGCGCGCCACTCGTCCAAGACGGCTAGGTTCTGGGAGAAGCTCTACGAGGACCACCAGGACCACATCTTCAACGCCGAAGAGATCGTGAGCCTTGGGTGCGGGGACCGGATTCTGAAGCCGCGAAGGAAGAAGAACGCGTGACCATCGCCGAGCTCGTCAAGGAGATCCTCGAGTGGATCTACCATCTCTGGCCGATCCGCCTCGTCAACGAGTGGGAGCAAGGGATTCTCGTGCGAAGCGGCACGATCGTGCGTACCTTGAACCATGACGACGGGATCCTCAAGAGCGGGTTCCACGCGTATCTACCCTTCCGCGACTCGATCCTCACCGAGGACGCGAACATCGACATTCTCGATACAGATTACCAGGCGCTCACCACGAACGACGGCGTGCGAATCACTGTCTCGGCGATGATGCGCTTCCGAATTGTCGCGCTGGATCGCTTCTACCGGAAGATCCAAGACCCGACGAACACCCTCCAGAACGCAATGCAGGCCGCGGTCAGCCGCGCGGTTCCTCACCTGACCTGGTACGCAGAAGACGAGAGTGAAGATGTTCCGCGCCCCGAATTCGGCTTCGAGCTCTGTACGGAGCTCGAATCAGAGATCGCCGACGACGCCGACGACTGGGGAATCCACGTGCTCGCGGTAGACATCGCGAACCTCACCGACGCACAGATTCTGCGGGTGCTCACTGACGGGGAGTAGGCTAGGCTCCGGGAGAACGGAGGCCCAATGAACCCTCAACAGCTCCCCGAGAAGTTTCTGGACTTCGAGTGGTTCGCGAACCGGTTCTTCTCCATTCGCGATCGGTCTGCGAATCTGATCCCGTTCGCGATGAACCCGCTCCAGAAAACTCTCTACCCAAACCTAAACGGCCACGACGACGTGCTGAAGGCGCGGAAGGGAGGGGTGTCGACGCTCATCGATCTGCTGGCACTCCACCGCGCGCTAACGCGCATGAATCAAAACTGCCTGATCGTGGCCCACCGGAAGGATTCCGCCCTGGAACTCTTCCGCATCGTGCGTACTGCGTACGACCATCTACCCGACCAGCTCCGCCCCCGCCTCAAGGTCGACACCAGGACCGAGCTCGAGTTCGCCGGCATCGGTAGCCGCATCTCAGTACAGACCGCGCGCACCAGCGACATCGGTCGTGCGTCTACCATCGACTTCCTTCATTGCTCTGAGATCGCGTTCTGGGACGAGCCCCAAAAGATCATGGCCGCAGCGGGCGCTGCACTCGGCGATGGCTCGGAGGTGTACCGAGAGTCGACGCCGAACGGCGCGGGTAACTACTGGCACACGGAGTGGATCAAGGGAAAGGCGCGCCAGTCCGGCTATCAACCGCACTTCTTTGATTGGCGCGTTGAACCGTCCTACCGAATCCGCGAGGCCAACGCGTTGCGGGACCCAGAGGAGTTCCATCCCGACGGGACCCCGAAGTTCCAGCGCGACGCAGACCGAGAGTTCGTGTTCAATGAGGAGGAGCGGGCTCTCGAGCTCGATCCGCACCAGGCTCGGTGGCGGCGGCGCAAGAAGAAGGAGCACGGTGACCTGTTCAAGCAGGAGTACCCCGAGGACGACATCACCTGCTTCATCACCTCAGGCGCGAATTTCTTCGACATCGCGTTGGTGCAGAAGCAGTACGATGCGCTCGCGACCTTCATGCGTCAGGGCACGCTACTGAAGCGCGAGGAGCCTGCGCTCGGGATGAAGATCTGGCACAGCTTCAGTGACAAAGACTGGATGCATTGTGAGTTCGTGATCGGCGCAGACACCTCGGAGGGGCTGGTTGGCGACGGGGATGAGGACCACGGCGATTTCTCGGCCGCGACGATTCTTGAGAAGCGGACCGGTCTGCAGGTGGCCACCATGCATGGTCTGTGGGAGCCCTACGAGTTCGCCCACGTTCTGGCCAAGGCGGGGACGCTCTTCGCTACGCCGGCGGGCGGAGCGGCCCTCCTCGGGGTAGAGCGCAACGAGTACGGCCACGCGGTATTGAACGAGCTCCTACGTCACATCAAGTACCCGAATCTCTACTACCACACCGACTTCGACGAGCAGCGCGGGCGCCACATCCGCAAACTCGGTTGGCGGACGAATGCCGGGACCCGGCCGCTCATGCTCGGAGACCTCCAGAAGGCCCTTGGGAAGGGGTACTTCCGGCCGCGCGACCCAGAGTTCCTAGCTGAGTGCATGCAGTTCGTTCGAAAACGGAACGGTCGTCCCGAAGCCCAGCAAGGATGTTTCGACGACCGAGTGATCAGCGCGGCGATCGCCTGGCAGATGCGCCAGACCTATTCAAGCGTCCCCCTCGTGGGCACGAACATAGACGTAGGGTAGACTCAGCCACCAGGAGGCCTGTTCATGGCTCGCATGCCCACCCTTTCGCTCACCTCGGCCTCGCGCCGGCTCCGCCGGACGAAGGAAGGTCCCGGAGCGATCTTCGACATCACCGAGCGCCGCCACATGCGGTTCAATCTCTACGAGGAGCACTGGCGCTTCCTCTACGAGAGCTACATCGGTGGACCCGAGTACGTCTACAAGGGCTTCGAACAGGTTGGCGCCAACGCGCGCGGGATCTTCGATCTGAACCGCCGCAACCTCTTCCAGTTCCACCGCGAGAGCTCGAGCGAGTACCGCGAGCGCTTGCTCCGCGCACATCGGAACAACTACACCAAGAAGGTCGTGGACCAGATGCGCTCGTTCATCGCGCGCAAGCCGCCCGAACGGAAGACTGACGGCGTACCTACGCCCATCGCGGAGTTCTGGAAGAACAGCGATGGTCGACACCGAAACATCGACCGAACCATGATGCTCGTGCTCCAGTGGATGCTGGTGTTCGGGGTGATCTGGATCCAGATCGACAAACCAGATCGCACCTTTCTCAATTTCGAGGACGAGCTTCGCGAAGGCGTACCCTTCATGAAGTTCCACATGCCGTTCGATGTACTAGACGGGGGTTTCGATGACCTAGGTGAGCCGCGCTGGGTCCTCACACGAGAGCTTGTGCGGCAGGACGAAGACCCGATGCAAGGGACTCCCGTCGAGACGATCTTCACTCTCTGGGAACCCAATCAGATGCGGAAGTTCGTGAAGCAGAACGTAACGCGCGAGGATCCGCGTCCGTTCGTGCAGGTAGGAGAGACCGTCTTTCACGACCTCGGCAGGGTGCCGTTTCGCGCCGTGCGCTTCACAGAGAGCGAGGACCCGTTCGTTACCGCCGGAATGGTGGATGACATCGCCTCGGTCGATCGCGACATCTTCAACAAGCAGTCTCAGCTGGACACGATCATCCTCGACCAGGTGTTCTCGCAGCTCGTGATCCCCGCAGACGCTGTACTCATGAACACGCCGGATCGCGCGGAGATGAACGGCGCCTCTGTCCGTGCGAACCGCGAGATCGCCCGTGAGCGTCTCATCGAGATGAGCACCAAGCGCGCGTTCTTGTTCAACGGGAATACCGCGCATCCGCCGCGCTTCATTTCGCCCGACGCAGAACAGGCGGGGACGCTGCGCGAGGAGATTTCCGGCCTCATCGACGAGGTCTACCGCATGGCCGGCCTGTCTGGAATGGTGGGGCGTGAGGTGAAGACGCAGAGCGGCGTGTCGAAGGCCTATGACTTCGATCGCATGAACAAGATCATGACGTTCGCCGCGCAGGAGCTGCAGAACGCAGATGAGTGGGCTGCCGAGGTAGTGCTCGAGTGGATGCGACCTGAAGAACAGCCCGCGTTCCAGCAACGCAAGCGCATCACGAACGACTTTGTCCAGTACCCGGACAACTTCGACATCATGGGGCTGCTCGAAAGCCTGGACATCGCGTTCCGCACAGATGAGTACAATCTGCATTCGCCGACCGCGTCTGCGCGGATCCGAAAGAAGCTGCTGGTGAAGATGTTCCCCGAGGCCACCGAGGATGAACTCGAAGAGATGGTGGCGGAGATCGACCAGGTGCTCGAGCGCGAAAAGAAGATGCAAAAGGACGGACCGCTGGGAACGGCTGGCCTGCTCCAGCAGTCCGAAGAGGAGCTCGAGCGCATCGCGAACGGGGACTCTCAGGAACCGGCGGTGGGCAACGCCCGCCGAGGGCGAAACGTGAACCTCTCAGAGGTTCGCGGGCAGGGCGGAGGAGCGCGCGGCCCCGGCCGCGGCGAGCCGACTAGGCCGACCACCCAGCAGGCCCGGCAAGCCGGAGACTCTACCTAGGAGTTGCCGGCCGGGTTCCTCGGGGGTACACTGCGCACTACCAGCGCATGGCGTGCCGGGGAAACGGAGAAGACGGATGTCCGAAGAGAACAAGAACAAGAACGGCGGCGAAGGTGATGAGAGCGGCGAGAACAAGCCCAGCCAGGTTCAGATGACCCAGGAGCAGATCGAAGAGCTGATCAACAAGGCCTACGCGCGCGGCGCGAAGAACTCCCGGGAGGGCAAGGAAGCCCGCGAGACCGCAGAGCGCCTCGAGAAGATGGAAGCCGACAAGGCCAAGGTCGAGGCAGAGCTCGAGGAGCTGAAGAAGCGCGCCGCCCAGGGCGGCGCAGGCGGCGGCGCAGGCGGCGGCGCAGGCGGCGGCGCAGGCGGCGGCGCAGGCGGCGGCGACGGAGCTGGTAGCCCCGAGGTCACTCAGCTCCAGGACCAGATCGAGACCCTCAAGAAGAACTACAACGACCGCATCGAGACCCTGACCGGAGAGATCGCGTCCGAGCGGAAGGAAAAGGAAGCCCGAGACCTGAGGCTGATCCTGAGTGACCTGAAGGGCTCGGCGATCGCAGCGGCAACAAAGGGCGGAGCTGCAGACCCCGAGGATGTGTTCATCCTGATGAACTCCAGGGGGCTGTTCAAGATCGACGAGGACACAGGTCGGTGGCACGTTACGGGCCCCGACGGCAAGGTAGTCCTCGATGTCGAGGCGGGTGGCGACCCGATGGCCTTGGAGAAGGGCATCGAACGCTGGATGGACCAGAACCCGCGAGTGAAGCGGGGGACGGGGCGCACGGGCGGAGGCCCGGGTGGTGGTGAGGGAGGTTCCCACACCGAAGTGCCTATCGGAGGAGACAAGACCCTGAACCTGGACGGCGCATCGCCGTCTCAGATCTTCGCGAACAAGGATGCGATCCTGGCGAAGATCAAGTCGGGCGGTCTCCAGCGCTAGGCTGAACCCTGATCCGAAAGGAACAAGGCAATGGCCAACATCAGTCTTGGTGAAGTCGATGTCGCCATCCCGGAGTTCTGGTCCTCGGTCGCCCTCGGCGCCCTGAAGGCGAACACCGTAATGGCGCAGCTCGTCCGGCGCGACTTCGACGCAGAGGTCGCCACGGTCGGCGACACGGTGAATGTGATCCGACGTGGCTCGCTTGTTGTCAACGACAAGTCGATCAACTCGGGCGTCACGCTCCAGAACCCCACGCAGACGAAGCTCCCGATCGTCCTTGACCAGCACAAGGAGGTGTCCTTTCTCATCGAAGACATCGCCAGTGCGAAGGCCATCGACGACGCTGTGAACTTCGTCGAGGATGCCGCGATCGTCATCGCGGAGGATGTGGATCTCGCGCTACTCAACCTGTACGTGAACGCCGGCTCGTTCGTCGGCGCGTTCACGGACGACCTCGATGTCCCTGTCGTGGTGGCTGCTCGGCGCGCCCTGAACGACCAGAAGTGCCCGCAGCGCGGACGCGTGCTGGTTGTGGGGTCCGGTCCGGAGGCTTCGCTGCTGAACAAGGTCGAGTTCACGAGCTCGGACTTCGGCGGCGACGTGAGTCGTATGGCCGTGATCGAGGCGAACCTCGGTCGCAAGTACGGCTTCGACTTCTTCATGGACCAGCAGACGGTCGAGGCGAGCGCCAACCAGGTGAGCAACATCGCGTTCCACCGCGATGCGTTCGTCCTGATCACGCGGCTCCTGCCCATCCCGCCCCCGAGCACCGGCGCCCAGGCGTCAGCGGTGTCGGAGGATGGCGTCGCGATGCGCGCGATCCGGTCCTACAACATTCAGCAGCTCGGCATGCAGATGACGATCGACATCCTCTACGGTGTCAAGGCTCTGCGCGCTGACACGCACGCTGTCGAGGTCCGGTCGAACAACGCGACCAGCTAGGACCACGACTCCTGGTGAACGCGGGGCGTCCTTCGGGGCGTCCCGCCGACATCGCCGGGCAGGGCAGGCGACTTGGTGGGTCTCCTCCGTCCCCGTCTTGGCGTGCGCGCCCTGCCCGGCTTTGACGGAGGCCCCATGGCAGAAGACGCTGCGGCCATCATCAATGAGGCCGCCACGAAGCGAGAGAAGAGTTCCGGCATCTCCGTGGGCGCGCCCAGCGCCGAGCGGAACCCCTTCCGCGAGATCCACGTCGTGGAGTTCGAGGCGCCCCCCTGCGAGCAATACCCTAAGGGCGCGATCCTCTACATCATGCCACACCAGGTGCAGAAGCACATGATGATGTACCCTGGTGGTCGTGTCCTCCGCGACATCAAGAAGGTCGTCCCCCGCGGCGCGCGGCCTTCAGGGCGTCGGGCGCGAGGCCACGTCGACCCGCAGACCTTCCTGCAGGGTGCGAAGGTGGAGCAGTAGATGGCCCTTCCCGTTCTCGACCCTACGCCCGGAGGCGCGTCAGCCAACACGTACGCCACCCTTGCCGAAGGCAACGCCTACTTCGAGGTGCGCCCCGGCAGCGAGGTGTGGCAGGATGCCGGAACCGATGAACGCACCAAGGGGTTGCTCTTCGCCGTTGTGTTGATCGACCGCGAGATCTACTACGACCGGAAGTTCTCCGCTGGCCAAGCGCTGAAATTCCCGCGCAGCAACCAGAGTGACTCCGACGGTGACCCGATCATCTTCACCGACATCAAGCACGCCCAGTTCGAGCAAGCGCTCGATCTCATGAAGGGTGAGTACTTCGACCGTCTCGAGTTCCTCGAGCAGAAGCAAATGGGTGTCCGGCAGATCACGACTGACGAGACCCAAGTCCGTATGATTCCCTCATGGCCAGAGAACATGCCCGTTTACGCGCTCGCGCCCACCGCTCGGCAGCTTCTGCTGCCCTACATCGAGAGTACGGTACGTCTCGGGAGGGCGTAAATGGCGAGCGACTTCCCGCCCATCAACCGAACGGAAGCCCAGATCGTCGGACGAGTTTTCGAGGACGAGGTCCGCGATCTCATCGACATCTGGAACACCACCGAGCAGCGCCTGATCGAACTGGGGCGCGACCCGATCTTCTTCGCCTCGCTTGGCTCCGGCGCCAGTGGAGCCGCCGCGGCGCAGCAGCGCGCTACCGAGCTCATTCGCGAAGTGCGAAGCGCCCTACAATCGATGACCTCGGCCACCATCACCTGGTCCGACGCCCTGTTCGTTCAGGCCGGCGCCGCGGCTACGTTCACGGTGGAGAGTGCAGCGACACAGGGGCTGACTGCGGGGGCGTTGGGGGCACCGAACGCGGATTCGATCCGCCTCATCCTCGAGGATCTACTCACGGACACCGAGTTCGCCGAAAGCTCGGCACTTCGCACTATGCGTCGCTTCTACCGAAATACCCAGCAGACGGTGCTGCCGGAGGGAGTGATCAACGCGAACCTGGCGATCTCGGAGGCGAGGATGGAGAATGTGAGCCAGCGCTCGCGCCGCCTCGCGAACGAGTTCGACAAGGTCGTCGGCCAAGGCAAGTTCGTGCTGGTGAATGGCCAACGCTTCCAGCTCACCACCTACGCGGACCTGGTCGGTCGCACCCGCCTAGTAGAAGCGAATACCGTGGGATCGCTCCGAACCAACGTCGCGATGGGCAACGATCTGGTCCGGGTGTCCGACCACGGGAAGACAGACCCCAACTGCGACCGGTTCGCGGGGAAGGTGTTTTCGATCTCAGGGCAGAGCCGGCGATTTCCTCGCCTCCGCGAGGTTCCTCCCTTCCACCCCCGGTGCAAGCACATCCTGCTACCCTTCGTCACGGAGTTCAAGAGCCCCCGCGAGCTCGAGTTCGCGGAGGCCCGCAGCCGAGACCGTGTTGAGGCCGGCGTCAGCATCGAGGAGTTCTTCAGTGTCCGTGGCGCTTCCTAAGACAGCGCTGAACGTGCGCGACCTGGACATCGTCCGTCCCGCCCGCGACCAGGAGGTCGGCGGCGACGGGACCGAGCGGCTGATGCATCGGCGTCTCCGCGCCCGGTTCACGGAGCGCTCGGAGTTCTCGCGGGACGCCCAGGGGCGCTCGCGGATCATCATCGGGGTCATGCTCATCCCGAAGACGGACCCGAAGACCGGGAAGCTCGTGGACATCCAGGGCGGCGACAAGGTCCGGTTTTCGGACTACCGCGGGGTGCGGCAGGAGCGCGAGGTCGCTCTGGCGAAGCCTGTGACCCCGCTCGGGCGGATCGATCACCTCCGCGTGGAGCTGATCTGATGGCGGAGTTCCGCGTCGAGCTCATCGGCGGCGATCAGGTGCTGCGGCGCCTCGAGCGCTACCGGAAGAAGGTGACCACCCAGACGGTGCCCGTCACGCTGAACGCGGGCGCTCTGGCGATCCTCGAGGCCTCGATCAACCTGGCTCCGGTGCTCACTGGCGACCTCATCCGGAGCGCCCGGATCGCACGACCGAAGCCCGCCCCCGGGGCGACAAGCCGAATCATCTCCTACGGCGTGGACTACGCCGAGAAGCAGCACGAGGACACCTCTCTCAACCCAGGGCCGGTCACCCGCGAGAAGCCGGCTACGGTCGACGGGCCGCCTGGGCCGAAGTACCTCGAGCGTCCGTTCCGTCGGCTAGCGCCGGAGATCCGGAAGCGCCTGGCCGCCGAGACCAAACGCGACGCCCGTGTAGCCGGGCAAGGGTCCTAGATGGCCAGCATCCCCGACGAACCGCTGCTCGACGACGAGATCGCGAAGTACCTGGCCGCCCAAGGTCTCGGGAATCTGTTCAGCGCGGCGGTGAAGCCCCGGGACGAGTTCACGATCTTCGTCGGCGAGGAGCCGGAGCGCCAGAACAAGACCATCACGGTGAGCGAGATCGGGGGGAACCCGCCGATCAACACGTTCGGAGAGAACCGATCCTTTTCGATCCGAACCAGGTCGCAGACCTACAAGGAAGCGAAAGCCACAGCGCAGCGAATCCATCGTGCGCTTCACTACGAGCAGGGTATACTGGAGCCTGCGATCCTTGTCGCTCTGATCACTGCTGACACGAACCCCGTGCCGCTGGGCAGGGACGACAACCGGCGGTATGTGTTCACCCAGACGTTCACGGCCATCGTGAAGACGCTACAGCCCCTCAGCCCGTAAGGAGGCACCACACCCATGGGTTCCATCGAGACTCGTCCCAGCCAGAATGCGATGACCTCGAACAATGTCCAGATCGGACAACCGTTCGTGGAGATCGGCCTGAAGACAGGCACCAACACCTTCGACGCGTACCGCACGCTCGGCATCCTCAGTTCATCGGCCATCGCCAAAGAGATCGAGACCGTTGCGCTGCGGAGTTCGCACAGCGGTACCAGCGTTCTGGTCCGCGAGCTCGTGCGCCAGTTCGAAGCTCGGCTCAACGTCGAGACCTTCGAGTGGTCTGCTGAGAACATGCAGCTTGCGTTTGCTTCTGCGACCAGCACGCCCATCAGTGCCGCGGTCACCCCGGTCGTGGACGAAGAGGTGTTCCTCTCCGGCGACACGGCGACGTGGGCGGACCTCGCGAACCCGAACGTGCTGGAGTCTCCCTCGTTCGTCGCCACCTGCGCGACGATCACGGACGAAGAGGTCGGGACCGGTGACGGAACGAGCGGTAGCTCCCTGGGCGACTTCTCTCTGGACTTCAAGCCCCTCGACACCGTGACCGACGTAGCCAGCGTCTCCGTAGGGGGCGTAGCGTTCACGCCCATCGCGGTGGGCGCCGCGTCTTCGGGCAATGAGGTCGAGATCGAAGACTACGGGGACGACACCACGAACGCCGGCCGGATGCAGTTCTTCGTCGCAGGCGTTGCTGCGGATGTGACTGGGGCGATTCTGGCAACCTACACCCCTGGCCACACGCTGACAGAGAACACGACCTACGCCGTGGACTACCAGGATGGTCGGATTCGGGCGCTGCTCCTCGGTGCGACCGATGTGCTGAAGCCCAACCAGCCACTCTTCGTAGACTACAGCTACAACGCGTTCGATGGCGTCGACCTCAGCCCGTACACCCAGTTCGTGTTCGAGGCCCGCGCCCGGGTGCGGCTGCTCACGGACGTCGGCATCAACATCGTCTGGCCGATCCCTTCCGTGAACGTACGGCTGACGGACGACGACGTGGAGTTCGCGGACGACGACTTCGGGTCGCTCGCGCTCTCGGTAACACTGATCGACGACGGCTCGGCCACGCCCTACGGCACCATGAGCGTCTACGAAGAGGACGCCGCGTAGGCACCATACGCCGCAAACGTACGCCTAGCCCCACCAGGAAGCCAAGCCCGGTGGGGCACATTTTCATCTGACGGAGGAGGAGTGCATGAGCGAGGAAAGCGCAGAGATCATCGGGAAGTCCGAAGAGATCATGCTCGGTACCAAGGACGTGAGGCTGTCCACAGGAGACATTGTTCATCTCCGGCCGTGGGGCATTCGCACTTCGAGGAAGATCGTCTCGAATGTGAAGACGGTGCTCGCGATGTTCCGCGTGTCGCAGACCGGGCAGGGCCTCGGTGCTCTGGTGCAGGGTAGCTACGACACGATCATCAACATCGTGGCCGCGTCTTCCGGGATCGCGGTCGAGGAGCTCGACACCGACGACTTTCTCCTCGAGGATCTGCTGAGGCTGGCCGCCGGGGTTATCGAGGTGAACTTCCGCGAGCGCCCGGGAGGCGGCCTGGGAAAAGCGATCGAGGAGCTGATGGACCTGACCGACGAGCTGTTCGGGGCTCCGGAGACGGAGAGCGAGACGACGACGGCGACGGATACTCCTCCGACGAAGCCGCAGCAGCCTTCGGAAGGTGTGTCGAGCTCCTCGTAGCCAACGGGCACGACAAGCATCAGGTTCTAGACTACACTCCCGAGGAGATCGCTCTCTTCGTGTGCCTGATCCAAAAGAGGCGCTCCTACGAGCTCCTTGAAACCACCCAAGCCGGTGGTGTCAGCACTGCGTTCGGGTTCACGGGCGACGCCAAGATCATGCAGACCTATGCCAAGAGCATCGGTCTCGGGAAGGACGCGTCGAATCTGAAGAGCGGCATTCCTGCTGAGTTCCGTCAACTCATGCGGGAGGTGAACAAGGGCAAGCTAGAGAAGGCGAAACAGGGTGGCGACCGAAGTCGGAACACTACTGGTCAGGCTCGAAGCCCGCGTCGACCAACTCGAGCGCGGCCTCGCCAGGGGCAATAGGAGCATCTCCGGGTTCGAGCGCCGCTCGCGGCGTTCGTTCTCCAACGTAGGGAGGAGCCTCTCCCGCCTCGGTCGGCGCTTCACAGGTATCGGCGCGCTCATCGGCGCCGCGGCCGCGACTTTCGGCGCCGCCCAGTTCGTATCCGCCTCGATCGATGCCGCTTCTGCGGTAGACGAGTTCGAGATCCGTCTTGCTGCGCTCACCGGGTCACAACGCATTGCCGGCCAGGCCCTAGCCGAGCTCACACAGTTCGCGGCCGGAGTCGCGCCGAGCTTGCGCGATATCATCGAGGCCGCGGCCACCCTCGGATCGGTCGCGCTGGGCTCCGCAGAACGCATCAACGTCCTCACCAGGACCGCGGTCAACGTGGCGGCGATCACCGGCCTGACACTCGAGCAGGCCTCGCAGAATTTGCAGCGGACCCTATCGGCAGGCATCGGCGCCGCGGACCTCTTCCGCGAGCGTGGCGTCCGCGCGATCGTCGAGGCGATCTCCGAGATCCCGAATCTGATCGACGCGCCTCTCGCAACAGTGGAGACCGCACTCCAGAAGGTCTTCGGCCCCGACGGGGTCTTCGGCCAGGCGGGCCAGGCATTCGCTGACACCCTCCCCGGCGCGTTGTCGGTCACGGGCGACGCGCTGTTCCAGCTGCAGAGCGCATTCGGAGAGGCGCTCTCGCCGGTGATCATCACCCTCCTACGCGACCGCATCATCCCACTCTTTGAGCGCCTGACCAAAGCAATCAGCAACAACGAGGCCAGGATCCGGGACGGACTGGTCGGCGCGTTCAACACGCTGCTGAGCGTCGTACGTACGGTCCTTCCTCTCATGACCGACGCACTCAGTATCACGGTGCTCGTATTTCGGACCGCCGACACCGTGGTGAAGAGCATCTTTAACTCCGTGAATCAGCTCGACGCGGGCATCGCGAGAGTGCTGAACAAGGTGTTCCTTCTCTCCGATGAGGGGCTCGCCGCCAACGAGGCCGCAGCGAGGGCCTCCCAGGAAGCGTCTAACCAGTCCGAGCGCGACCTACTCGCAGCCGAGCGTGCCTTCGACGATCTACGGACCACAGTAGATGCGATTGTTGAAGGACTCCAGGACATCAACCCCGACGGCGTTGAAGCGGCAGCCGACGCGGCTGAGCGCGCCGCCGCCCAGGAGGGAGCCCTCCGGGTGGTGCTCACGACGCTGCAGGCAGCGGTCGACCCACGTGCCGCGCGTCAGGCGCTACAGGCCCAGACCTCGATCCAACGGACGCTGGACCAGCAGAACCAGGCGCTGATCCGGCGCCGGTCGACGCAGATCGCTGAGCTCTTCACGGTCGAGCGCCAGACGCGCCAGCTCGCGGAGCAGGTCGCCACGGTCACGCGCCTCGCTGAGGTGGAGGTGGAGCGTGCCCGGAACGCCCTCGCCACGGCGGAGGCCGCCGACGTGGGCCTCCTGACAGCCGAGCAGCAGGAGCAGCGCGATGCCGCGATCCTGGTCCTCCGGCGGAACATCCTCGCGGCCGAGGAGCGCCTACAACGAGTCCGCGCCACCGGCGCTCGTGCGAACCAAGTTGCGACCCAACGCGAGGCCGAGGCGGCCGACAGGGTTGAGACCACGCGGGTTCGAACCGGGGCGACCCTGCAGGCGCTGACGAACACCATCGACGCGGTTCGCGAGCTAGATGAGCGACGCGCCCAGGTGCTACAGACGCAGCTTGACATCTTGCAGGCACAGCCGGGTACGTTGGAGCAGTTCAGTGAACGGCTGACCCAGCAGCTGGATAAAGCCAATGACGAGCTGAACAAGCTATCTGCCAAAAGGGACGACACTTTCATCGCGCTCGGGTCCGTGCTGCAAACTTCGATCGCGGACGCGCTTTCGGGAGCTTTCGACGAAGGCGGCATCAACTTCGCAGAATCCTTGGCGGATCTGTCCGGTACCCTTCTACAGGAATCCTTGACCGAGGTCACGGAGGATCTAGCCGATTCCCTCGACTCGCTCTTCGAGAATATCGGGGGCGGCGTTGGGGCCGGCATCGCTGGAGCACTAGGCATCGCCACAGGGCTGATTGGCAGTCTGCTCAGGGACACCGAGCGGGATACCGGCGCCTCCCAGGTCGCGTCGATTGTGGACGATGCCACACCCCTCCGCGGGGTGGTGCGCGGAGACACGAACGTGCCGATTTTCCAGATCGGGCGGCAGATTCAAGAGGCGTTCGCTACTACTGAGAACCTGCTGCGGCAGGGCAACGAGACGCGGGATCAGATTCTGCGGGCTCTGATTGGGAGCGAGTCCAACGCCGACACCACGGATCAGGTCGACGATGCATTCCAGCAGCTGCTGGGCGCTGAGTCGTCGAGCCTGGCATAGACGGAGGAGATAGAGATGGAGCGGATCCAGGAACCCGGCATCACCGTGAGCACCGAGGGCCTATCCTTTCGCCACGGCGACGGGAGCAAGACCGAGATCGCCCTGCTCGAGGACATCTGCGAAGCGCCCGAGCCGAACCTCAACGTGACGAACGCGCTGCTCTGGGCGGTCTTTGCGCAGCTGGTTCGCCTCAACGAGCAGATTTCCAAGGCCGCTTCTGCGACCGGGGATGCATCGCAGCGCGCAGACGACGCGATCAAGAAGACCATGAACGCCCTCAAGGGGCACGGTATCGATCTCGGGTCAGCCATGAGCGCTAGCGGCGTGGAGGCACAAGAGTAGAACATGGCACTGCAGCTCCTGCAGAATCTGGATGCGGCTGACGACACCCCGTACTTCACCACAGGGAACTTCGCAGCGGCGGACTGGCGCCCTCGAAACAATTGGCAAGGACTTACGATCCCAGGCGCAAGCAAGTACTACCCGCGCTTGGGAGTGTTCTACATGGGCGGCCTGCCGACTTCGGGCAACCGCTACGCGGTGGTAGACCCGAACCTACAGGACAACGCGTCCTCGATCTTCGGCACCTTCACCCACAACGCGGGCTTCCGCGCCGGGCCTGTGATAGGTGAGTGGAACAAGGGCACCAACGAGCAGAAGGTGTATCTCGGGTCCTTCGGGTCTGGTGGAAAGCTGGCGGAGGTGGACCCCGCTGCGCTTTCGGTGCAGTTGGTTCCGAACCCCTACACCAACTTCGGGTCGGAGCAGTCGGTCAACGGCAACGGCACCCTCGACGAGGGCTTCTACAATATCTTCGGATCCGCATCGACGTTTCTAGGATCGTGGATCATCTTCGAGACCCTGAACAAAGCCTATGCCTGCAACGCGCGAGTGCGCCAAGGAGGTACGACTCGAGACAACGCCTACATCGAGGTAGACCTCACCACCGGGGATGCGATCGAGTACTTCCCGACCGGTGACCGTCTCATCTGTCGCTATGATGGCGGTGGCGGAGATCGCGAGGGTCCGCAGATCGATGGCGACTCGTTCTCGATGATCAACCAGCAGTTCTTCGAGGACGACGACAGCACGCTTTCTCAACCGAAGGGGTTCCTGTTCATGAACTCCGAGCGGCTGGTAAAGACCGGAAATCTCCGATACATCTACACCCAGGTGGTGGACTGGAACCCTTTCGAGGTCACTGCATCGCCGGGCAATCCGATTCGCGTTCACGCCCGCGTACGCGACATCTCGCGCATCGAGGTAGAGGAGAATCAGATCGGCTCCGCGACCAACGGCGTAGGGACCGTCGAGACCAACTCCGGAAGCCTCATCCTTGACCCCACCACCGAGAGGGTGTTCCTACCTTCCCGGGCGTCTTCGTTCTCCGGTTCGTTGACCACCGGTGAAGCAGCGATCACGATCTTCAGTCTAGGCGCGGAGCTCGAGGAGCTGACCCGACCGGCGGCAATCAACGAGGTAGAGACCAACAAGGTAGTGTCGTTTCAGACGCAGGCTCTCGGGTCACTCAATGAGAAGATCTCCGGAGAGGAAGTGACGGCAACACTGCAGCGCGTGACCACTCTCGGCGAGACGCTCGACGTCTCCGGCGCGAGCCCCGGCGACTCGATCGCTGTAGAGAACGGGCCGATCACCGAAGTGCTCGCTCCGCCCGTCGAAGTACGCAAGAACGGAACCCCTCTCGTCGAAGGTGGGGGCAACGACTACACAGTGGATTTCGCGAACGGGGAGATCGACTTCATCTCCCCGGAGCCGGTGAGCACAGAGGCATACGACATCGACTATCCGCACTTCGAAACCCCGGCTGATCCGCCGCACGGCACCCTGCGCGGCACCACCACGCGCACGGATGAGAGCGGTGTTGCGCAGTTCCAGGCGGAGTATCCGGACGACGCGGACCTCGAGAACCAGGTGGACCAGCTGGTAGTGACGACTGACTGATGGCGCTCGACGGCCTGGACATCGATTTCTTCCTGAGCGTGGATGGCACGACGGGAGACGCGCAGCCGGACCCGAACGATTCCCTCGGTGGGGCCCGAAGCTCTGCCCGCCTAGACGCCCGCGAAGATACGGTCTCGGCTTCTGCAAACGACGCGGAGCTTGATGCACCTACGTTCAGCGCAGGCCCGGATCCTACTGGTAGCTACCTACTGTTCGTGAACGGCGGGCTCTTCCTCGAGTTTCGCAAGATCATCGGCTGGGACCAGGGCAACAGCCGGGTATTCTTCGAGCACCCCTTCTCTGGCACGCCCGCCGGCGGCTTCCGAACCTACCTTCCGAACAACCTCTTCAGCGACATGGACGCTACGGAGAGCTCTGGGGGCGGCACGCGGTACCGCGCGATCTTCGTGCAGAACAACACGGGGGTGTCGCTCGGAAGCTATAGGATGTACCTGCGCCCAGCGATTCCTGGCCCGATCGATTTCAACCTCGCTGTGGGGAACCCGAACTTCCTGAACAAGAACCCGGTCATCAGCGTGATCGCCGACGAGTTCACGGCGCCTGACCTCTCGAGCGACGCTCAGTTCACCACTACGGCCGTGGCCTTCGGCGATCCGCTAGGCCCCGACGGGAGCTTCCCACCCGGCACGAACTCGCTCGACAACACCCCGATGTCGCGTGCGGTCTGGCTCCGCTCGGTGATCTCCGGTATCAACTACGGCATCGAGGACACGGTCCACCTGCTCGTCCTAGCCGCGAGCAACACCGGAGGTGACCCAGATCCGATCGGCTCTGCTGCCCTGATCGTCTTCGGCGCGGCGGGCTACACTCCGGACATCCAGGTGGCCCCGGACCGCAAGCCCAGGATCGCCGGAGGATCTCTCCTCGAGACCCGTATCACTGCACTGGAGACCGGGCTCGGGGTACCCGACCAGACGGTCACTCACTCCGTGACGTCTGGTCCAGGCTCGATTGAGCAGGGCGACCCCGGCCTCACGGACGAGGACGGCGACAACCGGGCGTCGTATATCTCATCGGCAGACCCGCTCGATGCGGGCGCGTCGGTGGAGATCACCACGGAAGCGTAGGCATGGCAACTGCATCAGCTCTCTTCACGATCAAGCTGGGAACCAGCACGACTGTCACGACCGACCTGATCCTTCTCGGGAGCGGATCGCAGGGGGACCCCTACGCGCAGCGAGTGCTCACACACCCAGACGGAGCAAACTTCTCGCCGATCGTTTACTGGAACAACCCCGATCGAAGTTTCAACATCGACAACGATGTGCTCCGCGCCCCCGTCAACCGGACGGTTCTGACCGAGACCGGAACACGCGTGATCAGCCTTGATCGCTTTGAAGAAGACACGATCATCACGGAGATCTGGTCTGCGGCAGAGGGCCTGAAGTTCGCTATGCCGACGTTCTTGTTCCGGCAGCTCTACGAGTACTACGTGAATCGCCCCGCGCTTTCGATCACAAACCAAGAGTACATCCAGTGGCAGCCACGCGACAAGAATTCGAACACCTACAACGTGATCATCCTACGTCTCGCGGTTGGCGGCGGCGACCAGAACAACCAGCTCTTCGACATCGCCGACTTCCGTCCTGTCGGCGGCGTAAATGACCCGCGCGGAAACGCGGGGACCATCTTCGGTCCGCTAGATGACCTTGACGTGACGCCCACCGGCGTGATCGATCGCTCGGTAGTGTTTCAATTCAAGATCGTGAACACGGTGACGCCGTAATGGGCCGCACACTCACCCCGTTGCTGAACGCCGCCATTCTGGACATGGTGCGAGAGCCCGGACACCAGCTGTTCATTTACGACGTCCGGAGCTCGTCTACCACCATCGGCGACATCGTGCGCGAGGCTTCGCTCGACCCGCTCTCGGAAGCGACGGACTTTTCCGGCGTGAACCCGTCCACCGTCGTCGAAGAGACGGCCGGGAACTACACGAATCAAGGGATCGCGAGCTCGAGCGTGACAGTCCGCATCGTGGACGAGAACGGGTTGCTCGACCCGCTGCTTGTGTTGGATGACCCACTCGCCGCAGGACGCTGGTTCCGTAAGGGGAACGTCGTACGTCTGGCTGAAGGTGACCTTAGGGTGCCGACCAGCGATTGGCCGATCACGTTCACCGGCGAGATCATCGGTCAACCCGGCTACGTGCGCGACCGCGAGGGGCAGTCTGTGCTGGAGTTTCGCGCGCTCTCGCGCGAGCGACACTTTCTGCAGTACAACAACACCTCCGAGAGCTTCCCGGCAGCGACCACGTATCGCGCCATGGCAGAATCCATCGCGGAGAATGACATGGGGCTCGATCCGGACGAGATCGAGTTTGCTCAGTTCGGCACCACCGCCAGCAGCTTGGCCGTCACGCAGTTTGTGGATGAGCCTCCGCTGGTGTCCATCGCGAAGCTGATGTTCGTGGACGGCTTCATGCCGCGCTTCAACGGCGAAGGCAAGCTGACCCAGACGACGGGCACGATCGGAGCCGCGGCCACGCGCGTCTACGACGACGCCGGCCTCATCCGCCGCATCGAGCGGCCGTTCTCGGACGTGGAGCCGGCGACCAGCGTATGTGTTGTCGGGCTCGAGGACACGCTCACCCGCATCGACCAACCGAAGCAGGATCTGCGGAACACGACGATCACCACCGGCTACTTCACTCAGGACGAGGAGATCGAGATCTACTGGAGCGACGACCGCTCGGTCGTCGCCGACAACGTGGAGTTCCGCGTGAACCGCTCAGTGAACGCCGGCATCACACTCCTCGGCGGAAACGAGGGCTTCACGTTGATCCCTGCACCGAGCGATCCGCTGAAGCCCGCGGTTGGATCGATCGGGGCGCGCATTGAGATCACCACCGGCTTCACCGCCGGCCTGATCATCACGATCACCGGCGCATACATCGCCGCGTCATTCATCCCCGATACGGTGGTTTCGCTCATCGGTGGGAGCACTATCTCGGTGGGCCGAGCGATTCAGGCTGCGCTACTCGCGTCGATTCTGATCATCATGACCAGGCTCGGTCGCGGCGACTACACCTTCGCGGGCAGCCCGCTCGAGTACGTCTACAGGGAGATCCGTGCGTGCGCTCGGGCCGAAGATGTAGGGGCCTTCGACCTGAACGAGATCGTGGTCGAGAACCACTTGGTCAGCACCCAGAGTCTCGCCGACGCGTTGGCCCGCGACGTGCTCCTGCGCGAGAATGCCGCCCAGAACCCCCGCCGCGTCTCCGCGATCTACGACCCCGCCCTAGAGGTGGACGACATCTTCGAGGTGTCGGGGCGCCGCTATCTGATCGAGCGCATTCGCCGAAACCTCGGACGGGGCGTCGGCGACGTCGGACTCGCTGAGTACCAGTGTGTGGAAGTCACACCAGGGGTGGCGCCGTGAGGTCGATCAAGAACGTCATCCGCCGCGAGGTGCTCGCGCGCCAGCAGACCATCGTGGGTACGGTGATCCGCCAGCGCCAGATCTCGTCGTTCGACAGCTCCATCGACGGGGCCCCCGTCTGGAACTGCGACGTGGAAATCGGCAGCAACCGGATCCTGATGAGCGTGCCCATCAAGCTTAGTGGCACCGGGCGCGCGTTCTACGCGGACCGCGGCCAGACGGTGCTCCTGCGTCGCAATGCCCAGGGGCGCTTCGAGATCATCGGGCCTGGTGATCGCATCACATCGCCGCTGGTGATCAAGACCTACAACGTCTCAGACGGTTCTGAGGTAACGAGCACGAGCCGAGGTACCACCTTCGAGGTCGTGCCGCTCGAGTTCTATCAGGGCACCTCGATGAAGGGGAACCCGGACGTGACCTTCGATCAGGTCCCGGCCGCGAACGACACCATCACCCGCTCGGCGGGGAGCTTTATCGATGACGGGTTCATCGTGGGCCAGACAATCGTGATCGGCAAGCAGAGCCAGGAGAATGCCGGTATCCTGGGGGCAACGATCGCCGCGGTGACCACTTCTCAGCTCGAGTTCGCCGGGGACCCGTTGGTTGACGAAGGCCCAATCGAATGTACGATTGGCGTATCCGGCACGAGCCTCTGGAACGACGGCTCCACCCCATTCCCGCTCGTCCGCCTGGTGGACGCTGACGGCAACCCGGTCTAGGAGAGGACCATGGCCAACAAGATTGTCGTAGGCGCGAGCTATTTCGAAGGGTTCGACAACGGTCAAGGGATCGGCGCGAGCAACTACTTCGACTATGCGCCGGACTTCAACACCAACTTCGCGACGATCCGCACCACCATCAACCAGATGATCGACGAGATCACCGCGACTCAAGGGCAGAACTCGGTACTCGGGCTGGACCTGATGAGGGTCGACGGGCCCGACTTTTCGAACGACACCGACGGGGTCATCGGCTACCACAGCTACATCACGACGATCGGGGCTCCGACGAGCGAGGTGGACGTCACCGCTGGCCAGGCTGTGGTGAGCGGGCTGCGTGTAGCGAGCGGCTCGCCGGCCAGCCTCGTGGGCTTCGGGGGCGCAGCCACTCTCGAGGTGTTTGTCCAATCAGACGGCGTGCCCGACATCGCAGCGTCCACTCCGGTTGGGAGTCTGCACATTGCCGATGCTGTCTGGGACGGCGCGGCCTTCACGGATGTCACGCGCGTCGGATACATCTTCAACGATGGCGATGCTCACCAGCAGACGCTCGCGCGACCGGCGACAGGCGACTTCGCTCTCGCTCAGTTCGAGCACCCCGGCGAGCGGTTCGAGGCGCTCGAGGCTGTGGTCAAGGACCCCGCCGTGCAGCCGCGGTTCGAGGTGACTCGCGCCACGACCCAGTCGATCGGCGCCAGCACCAACGAGACCATCGACAACCCGGTGGCGATCAGCTGGACGGCGAATCCCACGGAGACTCCTTCAGGCACTCCGCCCACCGGGTGGATCACGCCGAGCTCCACCGACGTGGATGTCCCCACGGATCAGGACGGATGGTACGTGATCACGGGAAGGGTAACCTTCGACGGTGTCGCTGCAGCAACCGACGTGATCAGTGTAGGGATCTACATCAATGGCTCCATGGTAGCTCGCGACGTTCGGAACCGCATCGGAACGGCTACGCCAGACCCGGAGATCGCCGTGACATGGCAGGGACCGTTGGTCGCTACCGACACAATCACCCTCGAGGTGACTCAGGACAACGCGGCGTCCCAGGACATCAACTCCGCGGAGATGTCAGGCATCCGGATCTGGGAGTAGCCCGTAGATCGGTGATCGGGTAGAATGCCGGCTCACCCACGAGGACCAAATATGCCGATCACGCTCAGACTACTGCTTCTCGCCCTGGTACTGCTTTGCGGCTCCGCCTATACCTGCAACGACGGACCCCGCCGCGCGGCTCTAGTGGGCGATACCACGAACGCGTGGCAGACAGGGATCCAGTCGAACTTCGTGTGGACCTTCGACGACTTCACGGTAGATGGAGAGACGCTCTACGAGCAGTTCACGAGCGGACACCTGGACGCAGCGCTCGCTCCAGGAGCGCCCTATGACGTGATCCACATGCAGTTCGGTCACGCGTCACTCCCTCCCTTTGGCGCCCAGGCGACGCCGGCACAGTTTCAAACGCAGATGGTCGTTGTGTCTCAGCACTTGCTGCAGTACGCCGATCGGGTCGTGGTGACCGTGCCGCCGGAGCGTGCACCGATTTGCCCGGTGCCGCCCGACGTCAACCCTGATCCCGCAATCGGCCCGTGTTGGGAGGTGGCGGTGGACAGCCTCGACATCGCCGACTACCGACCCTCCTTGCTGCTCATCCCTACGCTGAGCCCTGAGATCCGCTTTGGCAAGGACCTACACAACCTGATCAACCGCAACGCCTGCTACGACGACAGCGCGGACCGCAACCACTTCGATGCCACCTGCAACGATGAGGTCGAGCAGCACATGCGGGACCTGTTCACCGTCCTGTACGCGGAGGGCCTTGAGTGACTATCCTGCGTGGGGTGATCGTCCCCAGCCACAACGACCTGCCTGGGCTCACTACCGGTGATCCGCACACGCAGTACGCGTTCCTGGCGGGGCGCGCTAGTGGGCAGACGCTCATCGGCGGTACGGCTGTGGGCGAGGATCTGACCCTCCAGGCGTCCACCACGCAGAACGCCACCAACGCGGTTCGGCTCGATACGCGGTTGGCGATGGATGAGACGTGGCACGCTACCGGCGCGCTGTACCCCTTCACCCTTGGTGGCACCTACACCGAGACGGCGCTGGCCGCGACCGGCACCTTCAATCTGAACGGTACGGTCAACGTTAACACCATCGGCTTTCTGTACGACATCGTGCTGGCCAACATGACGTTCAACCAACAGGTTGCGCCGCTGATCGCCGCGTTCCAGCTGTTTCGCGCCAACGTGACTATCCAGAACAACGGCGCCAACACGCTCATGACGGCGATCGTCTTGAACGGCACGGTCATCCACAAGACCAACGCCACGGGTGGGGTGTGCCTGATCTCGGGACGCTACGAGGGCTCGCGCTCTGCCCCGCGCTACAACGCAGACACTAGCGGAGACACCCTCACCCACACCCAAGGCTCGCTGGGCTTCAACTACCAGCCCGAATTCACGACCGTTGCCGGTGCCGCCGTGAACATGGGCCCGCTGATTGGGTTCCAGTCTCTCGGTCCCACCGTGCAGGGATCTAGTCCAGGCACCGTTACGTACAGCGACTATTGGGGTTTCTCGATGAGCCACCCCTCGGCCCTGGCCACAACCGCGGGCACAGTGGCCGCGTTTCAGTCATTTCTGCAGCCGGGCACCAACCGATTCTTCCTACGCAACACTGGGGCCGCACGCTCCAATTTCGGCGGCGGCAACGTCTTCAACATCGGTGAGCTGGCAGGCGTTGTCTCGGTGGATCCTGCGCTTGGGTCCAGCCAGAACAACTACGCTGGGTGGGTTGGCTCGACCACGCTGCGCATCACTCCTTCGGCGGCCATTTCACTCACCGGCCTCAGCGCTACCACGGCCGAGGTTGGCACCATCCTCCACATCCTGAACATGTCGGCGGTCAATACCCTGACGCTTGTTCACGAGTCAGGGGCTAGCTCCGCAGCCAACCGTTTCTTCTTTTCAACTGGCGCGAACCTGGTGATCCAACCGCTCCAGATTGTTACCGTCATGTACACCAACACTCGATGGAGGCGAATCGAATGAGCGGACACCGCGCGGTACCCGAGGAGCTGTTCAAGGCAATCCACGACCTGCTGATGAGCGAGCTGCCGATGGCGAAGGCTGAGCCCTATGTTCAGGCTCTCCGCCAGTGCGACTCGGTCAAGATCACGGGCACCGCTGACCAGGAGGAGTAATGGCCTTCATCGTCGCCTTCTTTACGACCGACGGCGCCCCCGCCACGGGCCTGAGTCCGACCGTCCGCATTCGCCGGACGGACACGGGTGCGCTCGTGGAGACGGACACGGCGATGACGGAGTTGGGCGACGGCGGCTACGCCCGCAGCTTTGTCCCGTCGCCCTCGCTCGAGTACGCCATCCGAGCCGACAAGGGCTCGGGCAATGACTTCGAGCGCTACGTCTACGGCTACTTGAGCGGCGCGGAGGCTGACCCGTCGGCCATCGCGGACGCGGTCTGGGACGAGGCGCTCGCTGGGCACGGAACGCTCACGACTACCGGAGGAGCCATGACGCTCCTGCTCGGCGCGCTACGCAATGCCCAGCTGGACACCTCGAACTCCGCGCAGTGGGTGATCTTGGTGAAAGATCCGGCGGATGACAACACGGTGTTGCTGACCATGAATCTCGACGACCAGGACGGGAACGCGATCAACGACGCGAACCCGATCCAAGGTACGTTCGTGGCGAACAAGGAGCCAGTTTAACGCCGCCGCCCCCGTAGGTGGGGTGGCGCCCACTATGATGATCTTCCCGCTAGCCCGATTCACCCGCGGACTCTAAGGAGTCGACAATGCTGATGCCCGTACCCGACGTGGGCTTCCCGATGGATGGGGGCAGCGGCGGGGACCTACCCAATTCAGGCGTGGTGAAACTCGCCCTACCCGCACCCCTGGTCCTCAAGGTCCCCGGGAGGGTGAAGCTTCGGGTCGTCTCTGATACACTGGGGGACATGGCCGGAGTATCCGTTCCGAACGCGCCTGAGACTTTCGAAATCAAGCGCAACGATCTGCTGCCCACGTACGACGTCGAGGTCTTCGACGCCGACGACCAGCCCGTGGATCTGTCCGCGGCGACGGACGTGTTCTTCACGATGCAGAGCGACGACGCGACGCTGAAGATCAATCGTCAGCCGGGCTCCGTAGAGCTCGGTTCAGACAGCGTGACCCAGAGCGTGCTGCGTTACCCGTGGTCCGCCGGAGACACGGACGAGAGCGGCCGCTTCATCGCGGAGTTCGAGGTGGTCTTCGCCGCAGGCAAGCGAACCTTCCCCGCCTCTCGCCTCCAGGCCCTCGAGATCCAGATCATCGACGACCTTGACGCGACCTAGAGAGGGGCCCGCCCGTGCCCGAGCAGACGACCGACCAGAAGATTGACCGGATGCTAGAGACGATCGCCCGGATCGACGAACGCACCAAGAACATCGCAGAGAACTCCAAGGAGAGACTCGCGGCCGCGCACGCGCGGATGGACGGCATCAGCGAGGACGTGCGCGAAGTACGCCGGGCGAGCGTCAAAGCCGGAACCGCGACCGGCGGAGGCACAGCCGCCATTCTCGCCCTGATCCAGTATCTGTTCCGGGGTGACCTGTGAGCCACAGCTTCGCATTCCACGCGGCGCTCGACTTCTCCCTGAAGTGGGAGGGCGGCTACGTGAATCACCCGAACGATCCGGGCGGCGAGACCAAGTACGGAATCTCCAAGCGCGCCCATCCCGACGTCGACATCGCCGCGCTCACGAAGCAGCAGGCGGCCGACATCTACCACAAGAAGTACTGGACGAAGATCCGCGGCGACGAGCTCCCTCGAGGCGTTTCCATGGCGGTCTTCGACTACGCGATCCACGGCGGTGTGTCGCGCGCCATCCGAGGTCTCCAGCGGGCCGTCGGGGGCGTCGCGGTCGATGGGCAGCTCGGGCCCATCACGCTGGGGGCCGCCCGGCAGGCCGTACACGACCTAGGCAACGCGGAGCTTGCGTACCGGGTCGTCGACCGCCGGGTGGCCCACCTCGCCGGCCTCGTGCGCCGCGCACCCGAGCGCTACGGCGTGTTCCTGCACGGCTGGCTTCGCCGCACCCACGATCTCGTGCGCGAGCTCGCCAGCACCCCTGAATTCAACACGGGGACCTAAGAGGATGCACGCCCTTGTACTCAGCGGCGGGGGAGCGCTGGGTGCCTGGAGCGCCGGCGCGGCCTCCGAGATCGTCCGCTTCTTCGCCACCACCCACGAACCGATCGCGCTCATCTCCGGGACCTCCGTCGGCGCGGCCAACGCGGCGAAGCTGGTCCAGGACGGGCCCGACCCGCTACTCGAGCTCTGGCGCAACGTCACCCGCAGGGACGTCTACGTGCGAGGTGCCGCGGGCCCACTGACCTCGGCCTACCGGCTCCTGCGGGGGCGCCCTCTCTACGACACCCGGCCCCTCGCCGCACTGCTCGGTCGCGAGCTCAGCGCGGCCAAGATCGCGGCCTCTCGCTGTGAGCTTCGCGTCCACGCAGCCGATCTAGGCTCCAGGGCTCTGGTGACCTGGACCGGGCGCTCTCCGGGCCTCCTGGAGGCAATCCGCGGATCCATGGCGATCCCTGGGTTGTTCCCGCCGGTGAGGGTGGGCGGCCTGGCCCTGGTCGACGGTGGGGTCGTGGCCAACGCCCCGATCGGTCCGGCGATCCGCGCGGGGGCGACGCGCGTGACAGTCCTGCACCCGGACAACGAGGTGGTGGTGCCCCCGAGGGAGGCCGAGGAGCTGCTGCGGCCGAAGAGCGTCACGCCGGCCTGGCTGTGGGATCGCTCGGCACTTCGCACTTTGAAGCGCTCGCTCGAGATCATGTTGACCGGCCACATGGAGCGGGACATCCGGATGACGCGCATGGCGAATCAGCTCGACAGCTACCGGACGGTGCGGCTCGACGTGATCTCGCCCCCGACCGCACTCGACCCAGACGGCGGAGCACTACTGGACTTCCGGCGCGAGGTTCTCGACGCCCTGCTCGAGCGCGGGATCCGTGACGGCCGGCGATGGATCCGGAGGCGCGCCTAGTTTCTCTCTTGGCGCCGGCGGGGATCGAACCCGCGTTTCCCAGTGAGTAGCGACCTCACACAGGGTGTCCTAACCGCTAGACGACGGCGCCACAGGATCATTCGGCGGGGCAGGCTCGAGGTCGCTGCACGACTCGAAGAAATGGCAGCGGCTGCAGAGCAGCTTGCATTTCCTGGGCTCGAGTTCGGCCCCGCAGTTCGGGCAGATCACTTCACATAGGCAGAGCTGATGGTCGCGAAGCGTTCCGACCACGCCCATTCGTTCATGACGTAGCACTGAAACTCGTGGTCTTCGAGCTCGAGGTTGCACTCGGTGCAGAGTTCCAGCTGCCTGATCGCGCGCTCGTAGTCCTTGGAGTGGTCCTCGGGCTCAGGCAGGTCGAAGAAGAGGTTGACGTCTTCTCCGTGCTCGAGCGCCTCGAGGCGCGCCTTGAGCTGAATGCGGACTTCGTCGCGCCAGCCGTCCACGGCCTCTCCGTACTCGTGGTCGTGGTCGGCGGCGTTGGCGCGGAGGATCTCCAGGATCCCGGCCTTCTGGTAAGTGAGCTTGCTCTTCATTGTCGATTCCTCCGTGCAATCTGTCTAGCGATCGCGTTGATGTGATCTGGGAACCCCCGGTGGTGGAAGCCGGTGCCGGCCTTCAGTGCCTCGAGGTCCATGATCTTTTCGAAGTGCCAGACCCCGGCATCCTTCGCCTCGTCGAAGCGCTCGATCAGCTCAAGGCAGAGAGCGTCGAACGGCGAGTCGGGGATCGCTGAGATCGCGTGTTCGTAGTAGAGCCGCGACAAAATCGCGTAGGCATTGACGAGGCGGCGGAGACTCCCTGGGAAAGGGGGACCAGAGACGAGGGACACGAAGTACTCCTCGTACGCCTCCGCCGCGTCGTCAAGCCAGTCGCTCACGGCGCCCAGTACATCCAGGTGCTAGTGAGTAGCGGAAGAACGTGTTCGGCGAAGTAGATACCGAACGCCGCTCCAACGAGCATCTTCGTCATCAGAAGATGCTCCGGCCCGCTTCTGCGAAGCAGGGGCCGACCGTGTCGAGATCCGTGCCGAACTCACCCGTGCCGGTGGTACACTGCCCGCGTCCGGGGGTGAAGTTGCCCGACGCGTCCGTACCGAAGTAGCCCCACGACTGGACGATCCCGTCCCCATCGATGTCGGCCTGGGCGTCGATGGTGAACTGCTGTCCGACCACCGCGACGGCGTAGTTGAAGTACACGTTGCCCGTAGGCGCCCAACCGATCCTGTCGAAATCGACGCTGGGGGTCCACGGCTGCTTCTCCGAAGCGAGCGCGGTAGTGGGGTTCACCGCAGCCGCGACGTAGCGGCCGAACTCCGCCTCGTACGAGACCTCGGCCGTCCGGATCGCCGCGATGTTCACCTTGCCTTCGGTGCTCTTCGCGGCCTTCTGGAACTTCAGAAAGTTCGGGATGGCGATGCTCGCCAGGATGCCCACGATTGCGACGCACACCATGAGCTCGATCAGAGTGAAACCGTTCTGTCGACGTACCATTTTCGATCCTCCGTCTTCCGTCAATGTAGCCGTGTTCGGCTACTCGGGTTGCTGGCTTGAGTGCCAGGCCTCGTCCGCCTCTTCGATGAGGCGGTCAAGATTGTTGCTGAAGATCGCCGCGCGACGCGGCGCCGGGAAGTTTTTCCTGCCGAAGGTCACGAGCAGGACGAGTGCGTCGATGATCTCGCACACCGCGTAAGCCATGAGCTGGAACCGCTCGATCTTTCGGCCCTTCGGGCTCTCGGCCTCGAGTGAAGTGCTCTTGATCCATCCGTCCATCTCGGCCTGTTTCTTCAGGTCGGCCCAGAATACGCTCAGCTTCGACACGATGCACCTTCCTTTCGCTGTCGTTGTAGGTGGAGCACCGCAGCGTAGGCCTTCTGATACTCCTCGTCGAGGATCTGCCGCAGTGCGAGCACTGTCTCGTTCGGGTGCCTCGGCGGCAGCCCGTCGTAGATGTCTTCCGCCGCGAGGCGGGTCACGAACTCTCGGAGCTCTTTCCCGAGCTCGGCCGTCCGCGGGCGCGGCGCACGCCGCTTCATTCGGTGGTCCTTCATGACACGATACCTCCACAGACCGAGCACTCTCTGGACTGGTCCGGCTGATGTCCTTCCACCAGACAACGGCCGACCGCGACGCTGAGGTCGTCACACCCGTGCTCGGCGTGAAGCTCGAGCAGATCGTTCGGCCTGTGCAGCGTGCCCATCGCGAGAGGCTCCGACTGAATGTATTCCTCGTACTCATCGTAGAGCTCGCGGCTCAGATTGCGGGCACCGCCTCGCGGAGTGTTCCTGTGTTTCATCGCGCCAGCACGCCGGAAGTGGGCGTCAACGGCATTCCAGTCTCGGGCTTTCATCTCGTTACCTCCTGCAGACCTTGGCCGGCCGGAAAGACCTGATGGGCCCCTTCGGCGGGATCACCTTGACGATCGGTCCGTCCTTGTCTTCGGTGATCATGAAGACCTTACCCACGAAGCCCGGGATGATGAACCCCCTGGACTGTCGCGGAGGGACGTGAACCTCGTCGCCATCCACCACTGTAGCACCGTCACCCACTTCTACGCTCTCGAGGCGCCGCGGCACGAACTCAGGCTCCGGAGAAACTGCTTCCTTCTTCGCCTCCTCCCGCTCCGGACGGCGGGCCCGCGCCTTGCGCTCCTTGCTCTTCCCGGGCGGCTTGCGCCGCGCCTTCTTCGAACCTCTTGCGGCCACTGTGTCCCCCTTTCAAGGATACGTTTCGGTGCGCGGCTTCAAAAACCTGAGAGATCTTTTCGTCGCCATCCAAGAAAAGTCTCTCCCGCTTCTCGCGCTGGATCTTCTCGTGGATCTCGACCGGGGTCGCCGCGAACGCGAACATGGTTCCGTATGGAGTGTAGAGATCCCATCCCGCGAGACTCCCGCCCGAGTAGATCGGCACCACCATGAACCTGTCCTCGAGCGTGACCGCGTTTGGTACCAGCGGCGGCCACTCCGCCTCCGCCAGCAGCTGCTCGAGACGCTCGTCGGGAGTCATGACACGAACATCCCACACGATGCGGCCACGTCTTCACCGACACGCTCGATCACTTTGATCTTCGGCTTGTATCCAGCGAACATATGGAGCTCGCGCTCGATGGTCTGCCCGTAGTGTGTGCGTGCCACCCATGAGGACTCTTCGCTGTGCCCCTCGGCCGGCGGGTTATACCTGACGAAGGTGAAGTCAGCGCGGAGCCCCGCCTCGCGGACCGCTTTCGCGACGGCGACTGCGTCCGTCAGCGAATCGTTCTCGCCGCGGATCAGCGCGTAGTGGATCCGCACGATCTTCTTCGAGTGCTGCTGCCACTCCGCCAGGAGATCGAGCGCCATTGACGGATCCATCGCGCGCGGAAGCCAACGCCTTCGGAAGTCGGGGTCCACAGAGTAGAGTGAGTAGTAGATCTCCGGCTGCACGAACGGGAACATCTGCGGAAGCGTGATGTCCTCGAGCCCGAGCGCCTGGTCCTCGCGCTTCTTCGGCATGATCGTCGACACCAGGAACCGCGGCATCAGTCCGAGACCGCGGCCGGCGTCGTAGAGACCCTTGAAGATGTCCTGGCTCTTCTCGCGGAACACTTGGCTGTCGAGCGGCTCGCCGCGGGCCATGAAGTTGTAGTGGACCACGCGCGCACGAATGCCCCCGTCTAGGGCGCGGTCGCGCTCGATCGGGTCGAACACGTCGTAGAGCACGGCGCGTGCCTGCTCGAGGATCCGCGTGACCTCCAGATCCCGGTACCTGGTCTGCCCGGTCTGGGTCAGGTGACACATGCGGCAGGCCTGGGCGCAGCCCGTCTGAGTCGAGAGGTAGCAGGCGACGTAGTCGTCGTGGCGTCTGACGTAGCGAGCCTCGATCTTCCCGAGTGCCCTCTCCCACACCAGGTTCACGCTGTCATCAATCTCGCTGTCTTGCCGGATGTAGCCGCTCATGACGCGCGGCCCTTCAGCCAGCGCACGACGTGCGGCGAGAGGTCGAGCCCCGCGGCCTCGTAGTGGTCGAGGACTTCCTGCGCCGTGACTTGGCCGGTCTTCACGAGCTGGCGGATGCCCATGCTCTTCGCGTGGCGGTGTGAGAGCAGCTTCACCACTTCTTTCTGTCCGCGCTCTTTCGTCATACGTCTTCTCCCTTCGCCCGAGCGAGCTCGAGCGTCACCGCATCCAGCTGAATCTGGAGCATCGTGTTCTTCCGGCGGAGCTCCTGCGCTTCCGCCACCGAGGTATCGCGCGCCCTGCCGAGTGTCTTCAGCTTACCGACCGCTTCGGCTAGGCGCGCCTCGTAGTACTCGCGTTCGGCGTCAGCCGTGGTCTGCATGTCATTAGCCACGCTTGGCCTCGCTTTCACCGAGCAGCTTACTGAGCGCGGTAAGCCGGCGGTCGAACTCCGAACGCGGAGCGTCGAGGTCGATGATGAACGCCGTGGAGCGCGGCACTTCATCGTGTTTCCACGAGCCGCTGTACTGGTTCAGATTCGCGAGCACCGCCTCCGCAATCTTCAGTGCGCGCTTCTCCGCCTTGATCAGCGGAGATCGTAGCCGGTAGGTGTTCCCCCCTGCGCGCGTCTCATCGCGCACAATCGCCATTTCGCGGTAGCGCCTCTCCTCGGCGGTGAAGTTGTACTCGACCATCACTTCGTAGAAGAACTGCTCCTCCCCGTCGTACGATCCGGACTCTTGCTCAATGTCGCGGTACCTGCCGCAGCGAGCGCACGGACTCGCGACATCCGCCATCGAGACCATCAGCTCGAACGCACTCACACACTCAGCGTTGGGGCAGTAGCAGACGCAGCGCCTCATTTCCGCTCCTCGCTGCGGTCGAGTTTGCGGAGCTCGATCATCGCGCTGAGCGCAACCTTGTAGAACAGCACCTCGAGCTCGTGCCTGGTGAGGGAGCGTTTCGTAAGCTGGCCACCGCCGTGGCCGGGGCGTCCTTCGAACGCGTGCTGCATCTGTGCGCGAGCGATATAGCGTGCTAGGTCTTGAGCGGATGCCATGTTCTCTCCCCCTGGTGGGTTCAACGAGGCCTTCGGAGCGGAGCGGTGAGGGATGAACGACGGTGCATACTGTATGCGGTGCGTTCGCCGCCTCTCTCCGAAGGCTGATGTATCACAATGCAAGCCGCGAGCCAAGTGCAAAGTGCCACGAGACCGCGCACAGCGGCTTCCCAGTTCTGGCGCCACTGGAACCGGTGACGAGGCGTGTCACTAGGTGCCGCAAAATGCGGCTCTGCCACATTAGCTCCGTCCGAGGCCGGCCCCGGACGGTTCGGACCCGTCGAGTGATTCTGGTCCCTCAGGCTCCTGAGGGGTTGGGCTTTCCATGGCGCTGTAAGCCACCCACACCTCTCTGCGAGAAACGCGCCCGGTCCAGTTGCAATCGGGACACCCTTGGGTGGTGGCTCCACAGCCCGCGCACGCTACTACCCGCCAACGGACGAGCCGCCTCACTCAGGTATCCTCCAGTTCGTCGCGATCTCGCGCTCGCGGTGTTGACGCAGGTGCCTGTGAAGCCCGGATTTGGTACGGATCGGCACTTCGCACGTTGCACACCAGCAGTACCCCATGACGTGGAAGAACGCCTCGACGTCGCTGTCCAGACCGACGCGGCAGTAGCTCACGTCCCGAGCTCTACGACCCACCCGAAGCTCCGCCAACGCTCGAGAGTCGGGGCCATCGGGGCTCCGTGCGTCTGAGACCTGGACTCGAGCAAAAGCGTTCGCTGCTCACGGCCTTCGAGGTCCCGCGCATCCTCGGGGCGTACTGGGAAGCACGCGTCATACCGGAGCATGTCGAACGGGAAGTCACCCCTGCCGCTGACGGTAAATCGCACGATCTTCTTAGAAGCCATCTTGAGTCTCCTTCTTCGGGATCAGCGGGTGAAGCAGCACCGGCGCGTAGCCGATCGCCTCGGGACACACGTTCACGTAGCGCTTGTCAGGGAGCTTGTGGTAGTCGATGCCACCGTATTCCCCCGTGACCCTCCAGGACGCTGAGATCGTCTTGCTGTGTACGTGCCCGTGGACGTTGATGCGCCCGCGGAGCTCGTCAGGATGGATCGGCGCGTGCGAGAGCCACGCCTTCTGACCCTTCTTGCGTTTGTAGTAGACGAGCCCGAACACCTCTTCGAAGACCTTGAGATACTCCCAGGTCGGAAGGTGGTCGTGGTTCCCGCGCACCAGGAACTTCGTGCCGGGCAGCGAGCCGAGCTTCACGAGCGCCTCGCTAGAGAACGCCGAGTCCCCCAGGACCCAGACCTTGTCGCGCGGGTTCACCACCGAGCACCAGCCATCCATGAGGCACTGCTCGTGTTCCTCCATGGTCTCGAACGGGCGAAACTCCGTGATACGCTTGTGGCCGAAGTGGAGGTCGCTGATGGCCCACGTGTTGATCGGTTTCATTCCCCCTCCCAAGCCTTCACCATCCGGCGCACGAACGAAAGCTCAGCGCCGGGCTGGGGCACTGCCGGGCCCGGGCGTACGCACCGCCGGCAGGTCTCCGGGTCGTTTCGGTCTTTGGTGTCTTCGCCGAACGCGGCACCCACAGCCTCTCCTAGCGCCTCGAGGTCGTCGAGCATTTTCGCGGCGCCATCACGCTCGCGCCCGCATACCTCGTCGACGGAGATCCGGGCGTCGAGGGCGTCGTAGGCACTGATCGCGGCGCGAGTCCGTGCGAGATCCGGGAGCTCGCGGCTCATCGAGGCCCCTCCGGAAGCACCGCCCAGTGAGTCACACGGTCAACCAAGTATCCGTCGCGACCCTGCAGTACCCACCCATTCGGAATGAAGTCGCGCTCCCATTCGGGGCAAGAGGCAGAAGGCATGCGCAGGCGTCCTATCATGGCGCCCTCGCGCTCGGCTACCCAGATCAGCACCTCGATCGATTCGACCCAGTCACCGAAGTCTCCATCGACCGACGGCGGCGGAGACTGTTCGTTCGTGGGAATCCAGATTGTGGTTGTCATCTGTTTCTCTCTTCAAAACTACGTATCGGTGAGTGCGCCGGAACCTTTAGGCGGTGTTGCGAAAATCTCACGGCGGACGAACTTTGTCAATCATGGACGCAAATTGCGTCACCTATTCCGCTCCAGATGTACTCACCCCCGAGGCGCCTCAGCCAGGCGCTCGTCGCGGCGTTGCTATTTTGGCACGAGGGTTGCTATATCGCCTGGCACAACAACACGGTCCACGGACCACGAAAGGGGTTTCGAAAATGGCATTCTCTCCCTACATGAACGGCATGAGCGCAGAGCAGATCCGCAGCGGCATCCAGAGCATGGATCCGGGACGCCGCTCGTCGCTGATCTCCCGCGCCTTCCCCGGCACTCCGCTGCCGAAGGGCCTGACGGTCGCCGAGGCCCTGCACGAGGCCGGTGCGAACTTCAACGTCACGATGGCTCCTCAGCACACGAAGAATCCGGTGACGGGTGAGTGGCAGGAGAGTCGCAAGAGCGTCGGCCTGCTGCGGACGGACACGGGCGCCGAGGTCGGCTCGGCCACGGGCTCCTACGGAATCATCCAGTCGGTGGACTGCTTCGCGGCGGCCCAGGCGCTCGTCGAGCGCGGCACCCTCAGCCTGGACTTCTGCCAGGTAGTCGACGGAGGAGCGAAGGTTCGGCTCGGCGGCCTCATCGGGTCGAGCACAATCTACCAGGCGAGCCGCCCGGATGACGCGGACATCCTGGCCCACTTCGTGCTCTTCGAGGCGAATCACTCCGGTGCAGGCAAGAGCACGGGTCAGCTCTACACGCTGCGGCTGGCCTGCTTCAATGGCATGACTTCGAAGGAGCTCGCCGGCCAGTTCGGGATCGCCCACTACGCCAACGGCACGAAGAAGATGCTCGAGGCCTCGGCGGCGCTGCTGCATGTCCACGAAGCCGCGGTCGAGGAGGCCGCGATCTTCCAGCGCCTCGCGCTTCACGAGCTCTCGCTCACGCGCTTCCGCGAGTTCGCCGTTGACCTGCTCGACGACACGCGCGGGTTCTGCGACGTGGATGAGGACTCTAAGGCGCGCGTCACGCGTCGGGTGAACGACATCGAGGAGCTCGAGAACTACTTCCTGAAGGGCGCAGGCAACGCCGGCCGGACTCACTACGACGCGTACAACGCGGTCACGGACTGGCTCACGCCTCGGCGGGAGCGCCTGAAGGATGCGCAGGCCTTCGCCAAGCGGTTCGAGTCGACGACCAGCGGCAACGCAGCTACTGTCAGGAGCCGCGCGCTCAATCTGCTGAGCCGCTGGTAAGATCTCGGTCCGGCAGCACACAAGGTGCGGCTGGAACGGGCCCGGGGGTAGCCAATCCCCCGGGCTCAGGAGGCACGATGCCGACGAAGAGAAGAGTCGCTGGTGCGGGCGCCCAGAAAGGGCACTCCGCAAGAACAAACCCCCGGCGACTGCTGTGGGACACATTCAAGGAGCTCGGTCCAGGTCGACCGGCCACGGTCCGTGAGCTCGAGAAAGGCACAGGCCTAGGGCGTTCGTTCCTCGGCACGCTCTGCAGACAGCTCGAGAGGCGCGGCCGTATCCGCCGCATTCAGCTCCCGAAAGGAAAAGGCGACGCCTGGGTTCTGATCGCGTCACCTTCCTAGCCCGTCGGGCACTCACCCGGTATCCTGTGTCGCAACGGCCGCCTCGGAGGTAATAGCATTCTCCCTCCGGGGCGGCCCACCTTCACACCCACACGAGGTACCTGACATGGCGAACCGAGACCCCGCCGCGCTGCGCGCTGTCGCAGCGGGCAAGCCCGCGGCCCTCGCGGCCCTCACTGCGAACGACGCCACGGCGCTCACCACCGGCGGGGCCGCGGTCCTGGCCACGGCCGACGCGGACGTGCTCGACAACATGCGTGTCAGGATCGGCGAAATTGCTGCTGTCCTGGACTCCTACGGCATGGTGACCGGGACCCCGGACTCGAACTCCCTCAAGGAGCTTGCGGCCGGACGCTCGCGACCACAGGCGGCGCTCACTACGGCAGATGCCACGGCGCTCACCACCGCGGGCGGCACCGACCTGCAGACCACGGACGCGGATGTCATCGACAACATGCGCGCTCGGGTCCTCGAGATCGAGGCCCGGCTCACCTCACACGGGGTGCTGGCCGGCTCGTCGGTACCCTCGAGCCTCCGCGCGACCGCGGCCGGCAAGCCTGGGCCGGGCGCAACGCTCACGGCGGCAGACGCCACGGCAGTATCAACCGGCGGATCTGACGACCTACGCACGGCGGACTCGGATGTCATCGACGCAGTGCGTACGCGGATCGGAGATCTGGAGACCCGTCTCGAGGCGATGGGGATGCTGCCCGAGAGTTAGGTCCACAGATCGTCCTCCACCCCAGGCGCCCGTTTGCACCTTGCAGGCGGGCGCCCTCATTTGGTAGAGTGCGGACACTGACTGTAGGAGGAGGCAGCAGGGTTTGGCCAGCATCGGCTACGACGCAGAATCTGATTCACTCGAGCTGAAGTTCCCATACGATCTAGGCCTCGTCGAGAAGGCCAAGACGATCTTCGGGTACTCCTGGGTGAAGTCCCGGAAATGTTGGCGCTACCCCGCTTCGGTGGACGTGGCGCGGCAGATCGTGGATGTCTTCGACCCAGACGTAGGGCCGGGCTTCGCCGGCTGGTGGACGGAGGCTACGCGGGCGCGGCGTGCCGCGGACAACGCGCGGGCTTTGCTCAACGGCGGGGCGGAGCTCTCCGGCGACCTAGAGCTCGACTACCACAAGCCCTCCTACGATCACCAGCATCGCTACTGCGTCTGGGCCGCCACGCGTGACCTGGCCGGCGTGACCTACCGCGCACAGTTCAGCCAACAGGGCACCGGGAAGACGAAGTCCGAGATCGACATCACGGTCTGGGAGATCAAGAGGGGGATTTGCCCCGGTATGGTCCTGGTGTTCTGTCCTAACAGCGTGAAGCGGAACTGGAAGACCGAGTTCTACGAGTTCTCCCCTGGCGGTCTCTTCCACCCCGTCGCGATCGATGGTAGTGCTCCTCAGAAGGTCGGGCTCCTCGAGAACCTCCCAATCATCGCGAGCAGCACCGGCGAAATCCCCGTAGCCATCATCAACTACGACGTACTCAGCCAGCCTTCGCAGAAGGGTGTGCTCGAGAGGCTTCGCACCATGGCAGCCAAAGGCCTCTTCGGGAAGGTGATCTTCGACGAGTCTCAGATGGTGAAGAACTCGAAGAGCGGGCGCGGGGCGAACGCGTTCCTGCTCGCGAAGGAGATCCCCGTCAAGGTCGTCATGACTGGGACTCCCTACACGCAGAGCCCGCTCGACGCCTTCAACCAGATGCGGGTGCTCTCGACTGAGATCCTCGGCGCAAACTTCCACGCGTTCAAGCGCCACCACGTCGAGATGGGTGGGTGGCAGGGCCGCGAGGTCGTCGGCTACCGCCACGAGGACGAGCTCGAGGAGAAAGTGAATCGGCACGCGTACCGAGTTCTGCTCGAGGACTGCGTCGACATGCCCGAGGAGATCGACGTCACCCGCGTGTGCGACATGAGCCCAGAGCAGATCCGCGTGACCAAGGAGGTCCGCAGCCAGCTGCTGGCGGTGCTCGAGGGCGAAGACGCACAGGCGGTGATGCTTTCGGCGAGCAACGCGCTGTCGAAGCTCGTGCGATTCAACCAGATCACTTCTGGCTTCATCGAAGATGACCGTGGGCGCCGCAAGCGCTTCGAACCGAACCCGAAGCTGGACTTGCTCATGGAGATCGTGAACGGCGAGGTTCCCGCAGACGAGAAGATCGTGGTCTGGTGTGCGTTCAAGGCCGACGTGCGCGCGATCTCTGACAAGCTCACCGAGCTGAAGATGGACCACGCTACCTACTTCGGGGACATGCCTGACGAGAAGCGCGCTCGAGAGGAAGATCGCTTCCGAACGAGTGACACCTGTCGGGTCATGGTGGCCACTCCTGATACGGGCGGGATCGGTCTGAACTGGCAGGCCGCCTGCTGGTGCATCTTCTACAGCTACGGCTTCAATTGGGGGCTCATCGACCAAGCTCGAGCACGGATCCGCCGCATCACTCAGAAGCAGCGGATGCAGTTCGTCTGGCTCGTCGCAGAGAACCCGGAGACCCGACGCGCGTCACACGGCGTGAGTTCGGGGATCAACAGCTGGACGCTGCAGAACCTGAAGGAGAAGTCGGACATCGCGGAGTTCATGACGGGGGACTTCAGGAAGAAGTCCGGGGTAGATCCGCGATCTATGTTGAAGCAGGCCCTGGAGGTAGTGTGAGTGAAGCTGCTGTTCTGATCCGAGGTGCGGGTGCTGTCATCTGGAACGATGGCGGGCAGGATCGCGTCGTGGACTCCCCCGACATCACCGTGTGTCCGAGCGGGCTCGTGGTCTGGCGACACCCGGACAACGGTGCCTACCACATCAGCTACGGCATCGAGGCGGCGATCACAGAGGTGGAGTACTTCCTCCCGAGCGGCCTACCGAGCGCGGGCGAGGACGCGCCACCGAGCTGCGACAAGTGCCTGGACTCAAACGACATCGTCGCGGGCATGCGCCCGCCGCGTTGTCCGCAATGCAACCGTAAGGCATTCAACTAGGAGGAGACCCCGTGGCCGAGGCACCGGAACCCCAGGACGAGGAGCTCTTCAGCGAGCTCATGCGTCAATACGACCAGATCGACGAGCAGCTCGCAGAGGTCGACATCCGCAAGAAGGAGCTCGACGAGGCGAAGAAACACGTCCGGGCTCTGCTCAAGGACTGCGTCGAGAACATGGGGCTCGGGCCTGGGGCCACGCTGCCCATCGATGGGCTCGGGAAGTTCAGCTTCACAACCCAACGCTACTACCACTGCCCAGCCGACCGCCGACAGGACTTCGTTGGTTACCTGATCGAACGCGGCGAAGAGGCCGTGCTCTCCGTCGGGAAGAGCGACCTGAACCAGTGGGCTGAAGACATGAAGCAGACCGAGCAGGCGGTCCCGCCCTACATCACGTTCCACGAGGATCGTTTCGTTCCTCGCATTTCGCTCGAGGCCTCCAAGGTCCGGCGACAGAAGAGCTAGGAGGCTCACATGACCGAGACGAACGCACTGACTGTGTTCAGCGAGCTGGAGGTCCCGGCAGCTGTTGGCAACCGCATCCTGGACATGGTCCCGGACTTCACCGAACTCTCTCGCGACGAACAGCTGCAGTACGTCGAGTTCTTCCTCTCACAGGCGGAGAACACGACCGAGAATGTGAAGTCTCGGTTCCCACAGATCACCGTCAAGCACGCGGGGGCCAACGCGATCGAGCTCCCCGTCGCCCTTGGTCAGGACACCCCAGCGCTCGTGCGCGAGTTCGAGGGGATCCTTCTCTACCAGTATCTGACCAAGGCGTACTGGGCGCAGAAGTACGGACAAGGGCGAAGCGGGCCGCCGGACTGCGCGTCGCTCGATGCGCTCAAGCCCTACACCTCCGAGGACCGTCGGGTCAGCGAGTCGTGCATCAGTTGCCCGATGAATCGCTTCGGCACCGCGAAGCGGGACGACGGCACGAGCTCGCGGGGGAAGGCCTGTCGCGACCAGAAGCGGGTGATCCTCGCCCTTGATGACCACGAACTGCCGTGCCGGCTGTCGTGCTCGGCCGCGAACATCAAGGCGCTCGACGGCTACCTGAACGATTTGCGCGACCAGGGTAGCCCGATCGGCACCGTGATCACGAAGATCCGCGCCGTCGGCCAGACTAGCGCTGACGGCGCAGACTTCACAGGCCTCGAGTTCTCGACGGTCCGACCGGTCACTCCGGAAGAGCTCCGGAACGTGATGAAGATGAAGGCCGCCTACCAGGACGACTTCCGCATGGGCGCCATCGAAGCCGATGAGGGCCGAGATGACGGTCCGGAGCCGGATCCCGAAGAGCGGGCTCAGGCGGCGAGGTCCCAGAAGGCCGCAGACGTGATGTAGGAGGGGCGTATGTCCCAACAGATCGACGGGCGTAAGTGCCCGACGTGTCGGTCGACGAACATTTCGCCGATCGAGAACAGCGCCCGGATGCACCAGTGCGCGAACGGACACCAGCTCGTAGAGCAGCACCGCGAAGGGATCTTCGGAGACGAGGTCTACTTCGTCCACCCGCAACGTAGCGGTCGGCGCGTCTTCACGAGCACTGAGAACCTTCCCGTTGCCGGGAAGACTGAACCGAAGGAACTGTGATGGCACACCAGAAGAATGACTCCAAGGTTTCCGGCTTCAAGCTCGTGAAGAGCGGCCAGCCGAGCGACTTCGAGAACAACGTCCGGCAGGCGTTCGAGAAGATCGAAGCAGGCGGCTGCAACATCGTCACGGCGGTCTACTCCGTTGCTGGGCGAGGACTGCACTGCATGGCTGTCCACTTCGAGGGCAGCGCTCGTGCCGTCGCGAAGGTTCTGCCCGAGATCGAGAACGTACAGCAGCGGGCGGTGCCGGTCGGGAAGCGCACCCCGGAGGACCCGGATCTCCGGAAGGCCGTGGAGCAGCAGCAGGCGCCTCCGAGGGTGGTGAACGAGACGCCTCCGGCGCGCACGGGTACTGGTGCCGGCGGCGTCGAGCCCGAGGCGTCCGAGGACGGCGATTCCGCGGGACCGCTGATGCCCGAGCAGATCGCTCGTGAGCAGGGAGCAAGCGCGTGAATCGCGTCTCCCGCTACCTGCTGCACGGACGTTCACCCCATTACGTGAACCCCTTCGAGCTCGGGATCTACTGGGTAGGTCTACTCACAATGGTTTTCGGCGCGCTTCACGTCTGGTGGCCTCTCGGCGTCATCACCGCCGGCTACATCGTGATGAAGGAAGCGCTGCCATCCCACCCCAAGATCACTCTCCGGCACTTCGATGCGAAGAAAGCGGAGGGCGGCGAAGAGGGGCCTACCGAGAGCCCCCTCAACACGCCGAGTCCCGGCCAGTACATGTGAAAGGAGGCGCCTTGTGAGGTCTCCCTTGACGAGCGTCAGCAAGCCGAAGCCGCGCCCGAAGCCTCGGCCTAGTCGATGACAAGCAGCTGACCCAGAATGTGATGGATTGGCGGCCCGTCTCGCCTCCGGTGGGGCGGGCCGCATTGCTGAAGGACACCAGGTGAATAGCACCTACCCGACACACGAAGACGTTCTCCGTGTCCTGCACGCCCAGGGCTCGAAGTGGATCACCCTTGAAGTACTCGAGGCACACACGCGGATCGAACGAGACTGGCTCACAGCGGAAGGGGGCGACGAGACCTACCCCCGTATCGGCTTCAACAACGGTGTCTCCTGGTTCTTCGACAAAGACCGCCGTCCCGACATGAAGCACGGCTCCGGCAAGCAGAAGACTCACTGCGCTGGGGGCGTGCGCCGCACGCTGCTCGGGGACCTGGAGAAGGACACGCTGATCCTGTTCGAAGGTGAGCGCGACTGGCTCACGGCGCTGTCGCTCGGGTTCGACAACGCGATCTGCGCAGGCGGGATCCTGAACCTCGACGAGCACCAGTTCCAGCAGCTGGCGCAGAAAGCCGAGGTCGTGGTGTTCTTCGACAACGATGAGGAGGGGGTGAACGGAGCAAAGATCGTAGCTGCCCGTCTTCAGGACCACGGCTGTCTCGCCGCGAAGTGGGTCGTGCCGCCGATCGACGGCGACTTCTCCGAGTGGGTCGAGGGCTTCGAGGATGATCCGCGTGGCACTGTGCTGCACCGCATGACGAGCCAGGCGGAGAGGCTGAAGAAGGCCGACGCGAAGAAGATACTGAACGCCGGGACCAAGGCCAAGAAGAAAGACGACATCGTCGAGCATCCTTCGGATGAGTTCACTACCTCGAGCGGCGACCTCGTCACATCCGTCTGGAGGCCGACCGATCCCGAGCACCCTCACCACGTAGACCTCGGAGGCAAGGCGGTGTTCGTGCGCCACGACCTGGCCGCGTCCGAGAAGGCCGGGAGCCTGATCGTCGACTACATCAGCCGCTACACCGAGGCCCCAACGGAGACTGATGAGTTCGACGAAGTACCGGAGATCTACGGAGGTGGTCAGCGCGCGAAGAGCCACGCCCCAGACCGTCCGCCTGTCGTGGTACCTCTTGGAGGCCAGACCGTCAGCGACCGGATCATGGTACTGCCGTCCGGGGCTCGCGAGCATGGATCGAGCGAGAAGCTCTGGGATGACGTGGTTGAGCTCATCGAGAAGTACTTCGTCTGTGCCCCGGCATTTGTTCACGCCATGGCTGCTTACACGTTTCTGACCTACCGCTATCGCGATGCGCGCTTCGAGGTGATCCCGTACCTCAGGGTGATCGGCCAGGCGGGAAGCGGAAAGACTCGATTCGCCCGCATCATGAAGGAGCTCTGCTTTCGCAGCCTGTTCGTCACGGGTATGCGTTCGCACCACATCTACCGAATCATCACCGGTTTCAACGCCGGGGCCACGCTCGTGTTCGAGGAGTTCGACATGGGGACGCGCGGCGAAGAAAAGATGGAGTGGACCCGTATCCTCAACGCCGGGAACCAGTACGGCGTGAAGATCCCGCGGATGGGCGGCAAGAACTTCAGCGACGTCGAGTACTTCGACATCTTCGGTCCGAAGGTGATCTCGATGCACGAGGAGTTCGATGACGAGGGCCTGGCGCGTCGCTGCTTCGGAGTCGTGCTCGGGAAGATGGAGGTTCCCAAAGAGAAGTACTTCGCCGCTCTGCCGAACATCTTCTACCAGGAGACGGCGATCCTCCGCGAGCGTTTGCTCGGGTGGCGATTCGCCAAGCGTGGGTTGCCTACGCGCACGCTCGGTGAAGAGCTCCAAGCTGGGATCAAGGGCGAGGTCTGGCAGACGGTGTTCCCGATGCTGGCCATGGTCCCCGCGGCTCGCCCCGAGGCGACAGCCGCGATCCTCGGGCTGGCGCAAAAGAGCCAGGCGCAGATGAAGCTGGTGCGCGCCACCTCGCCCGTCGCTCAGGTGCTCGAGTCCACGATCTATGCTCATGACGATGACCGGGGCTGGACCGAGCTCCAGAACGTGCTCACCGAATTGCAACTGCGGGACCCCAACGCTAGGTGGACCACCCAGAAGGTCAACAAGTGTCTGCGAGAAGCGGGCCTAACCCCGCGCCGCACCATGAAGAAGATCGGCGAGCACATCTGGGTCGTCGATATTGACGACACCTTTCGTGGCGCCGTGGCCACGTACAAGCTGGAGATCGAGCAGCTCGCTCAAGAGAATGCGCGGGAGACTGCGCCGCAGGAGATCATGTGAGCTTCAGGCCCTACATGCATGTGGAGAGGCTTGGCCACCCCGAGGTTGATGGCATCGAGATCGGCACCGTTCACGTCTTCCCCAAGCTTGACGGCACCAACGCTAGCGTCTGGGTCGAGTACGGCGACGACTCACCAGAGCTCCACGCCGGCTCTAGGCGGCGGCACCTGACACTCGAGGCGGACAACCACGGGTTTTGTCGGTGGGTCCACGAACAGTCGGCGGATCCGAGCTCACCTCTGCAGAAGCTGGACCAGCGCCATAGTGGGCGTGACTGGATCCTCTACGGCGAGTGGCTCGTGCCCCACACGATCAAGAAGTACCGCGACGACGCGTGGCGCCAGTTCTATGTGTTCGATGTCTACGACCGCCTCTACGATCAGTACATCCCGTTCGAAGAGTATGAGCCTGAGCTCACCTCGGCTGGGCTCAATGTAGTCTACCCTCTCGCGATCGTGACGAACCCCGACGACGCTGCGCTTCAGCGCCTGGTCAACCAGAACACCTACCTCATGCTCGACGGGCAGGGCGCCGGCGAGGGCGTGGTGCTCAAGAACTACGACTTTACCAACGCGCACGGCCGTCAAACGTGGGCGAAGATCGTTCGCAACGAGTTCAAGGAAGACGCGCGCAAGGCAATGGGTGTCTCCGAGATCGACGGCAAGGAGCGCATCGAGACCAAGATCGCTCAGACGCTTTGCACTTCGCACTTGATCGACAAGACGCGACTCATGGTAGAGAAGATGGCGTTTGCCCAAAACGTTGATGGCTACGCCGAGCAGGATCCTGAGGCCTACGAACAGTGGCTCGCCAAGAACCGCGGAACGATCATCCCTCGCCTGCTCCAGACCGTGTTCTACGAGCTCGTACGCGAGGAGATCTGGCACATGCTTAAGCTCGAGAAACGGCTGCCCACCATCGACTTCAAGCGTCTCCAGCAGGAGACCACTCTGGCAGTGAAGCGTCACTGCTCGGACTTGTTCTGATGCTGGTCGTGAAGGTGGAGCTCTGGCCGTTCGGCAACGAGGAGTCCAAGCGCACGCTCGGCACGATGCGGATCTCCAACGACGCTACCGGGACAACGACACGCGGGAACTACAACGTCCGCGTCTTCAGCAGGGACGGCCGCGAAACGCACAAGGTGCGGGTCGAAAACTATCCCCGAAAAGCGCTCAGCGTCTGGGCGCTAGTGTATCAAGCGCTCGTACACTGCAGTTTCAGGAAGAATCTGTGATGGCCTGGCCGCAGGACGTCACCCGCGCGGATCTTTCGATCACCTACTACAAGGGCAGCGGCCCGGGTGGGCAGAACAAGAACAAGCGTGACACCGCCTGCAGGATCGTCCACGCGCCTACAGGGTTGTGGGCGACCAGCGAGACACACCGCACGCAACCCCAGAACAAGACCGAGGCGTTCCGCCGCCTGGCCAAGAAGCTCGTCCCGATCATGAAGGGCGACAAGAAGGGTCCGGGGCTTCCGACCGAACGCATCCGCACCTACCACGAGAAGCGGGGCGTGACTGACACCCGGGTTCCTGGGCGAACCTTCGAGTACAAGAGAGTGCTCGACGGCGACCTGGACGAAATCCTGAACGAACTGATGGAGGCACGATGAACCGCAACCCGACTCCCGACGAGATGCTCGCACTGCTCGAGGCTGAAGAGCAGCTCGAGCCGATCGGCCCCGAGCCTGGCGTGATCGCCGAGCGCGAAGCGCGCGAAGCCCGCGAGGAAGAGGACGCAGCCGGCGGCATGCGCCCGCACACGAAGGAGAGCGCGGCCGAGCTCGAAGGCGTGGACCAGTTCCTGCCGCAGTTCCATCGCGGCGAGATCCTCAATTGGCGAGGCTGGTTCTTCCAGGTGCTCCACCCGTCGAACGCGAATGGGCACATGGTGCTCCAGCCTGTAGGCCCCTCTAAGAAGCTCGTGAAGAGGATCCGACACAAGATCGAGAACCAGACGAAGGGCTTGGCCAAGGTCGAGACTCGCGATCGCAAGCGCGCCACCCGCAAGATGGCTCGTCAGAAGCGCGCCCTGCGTCGGCATACCAAGCGCGTGGCCGCCCGCCGCGCGGCGGAGAAGGCCCAAGCAGGCGAGAAGGTGTCGGCGTGATGGCGTCGTCTTCGTTGGCAGTGCAGTACCCCGCTGAGTACCGCGTAAAAGGCACGCTCCAGTCAGTGCAGATCCCTGAGGACGGGCACGGAACCGGGAACATCTGGGACCTCCTCGCGCTCGGCGGTCTGCTGACCAGACACCACCACCAAAAGGCGGTGCTTGGGTGGGGTGGTGGAACCGTCGCTGCGCTGATTCGCTCGTTCCAGCCGTACTCGGTTTTCGACGCTGTGGAGGTCAACCGAGACGCTATCGACGTCGCCTACTCGTGGGGTGTAGACTACCAGCCCCCTGGCCTTTGCCCTACGGACGTCACCGAATGGATCTTCGAGGAGTTCAAAGCGCACCTCCAAAGTGGCACCAGTCCGAGCTCCAGGCCCTACTCGTTGATCATCGAGGACACGTTCAAAGGCTACGAGAAGCCGGAGGGTTTCCCGGTGCCGAACTACCGAATGCTTAGCACTTTGACCGACACGCTCGTCGTGAACACGGTCGGTCGCGCGGCGCCGCGGACGCGGGCTATTCTGAAGGATCTCTATCCACGCGTGGTGAAGGTTGAGCTCGGTGGCCTGCTGAACCGCGTGTTCATCGCATCCACCCTCCGTGAAGAATGTACTGGGAAGGCGCTGCGGGCAGCGGCCTCAAAGCATGGGTGCTTCCAGCGAATTCTCGCCAACAACGTAAGGATCTCTCTGACATGAAGTGGTTTGATTGGGTCTTCGTCTGCATCATCATCGCCGGTTTTCTGGTGTTCTCGAGCCGCGGGGAGGCGTCTTGTCCTGCCGAGGTAGCTACGAACGTCGCGGCCCGCGCCGTAGGCGTGAACGATTGGGCGTGTGGTATCTGTACCTTGCCGCTCGGCCCAGGCGAGCTCGAGATCCAGTCGGTCGAGCTCTTCTTCGTCGACACTGGCGAACGCATCGATTGTTTCTCGATCACCAACGACGCCATGATCGTGGCGGGTTTTTCTCTGCCAACCTCGTCGAAGATCCGGTACATCAAAGCGAAGACCTACAGTGGGGCTAACTGCAGCGGACGGCCCAGCGTGGTGCCTAGCCCGAACCAGTGTTCCATTCGGCTCGAAGCGCCGTCGCCGCCGATGTTGACCGAGGTTCCCTAATGGCCATCATCGACCTCGAGGACATCGTACCCAAGCCTCCGCCGAACTTCGTACCTCCCGACCACCAGGATAGTGAGAAGTGGGTGCGGGACGTGATCGCCTTCCACGAGCACATGCTCCAGAATTCCCCGAGCGAGCCGACCATCCAAAACGCTGGGGTGCGGAACCTTCGGCTCGACCTCATGGACGAAGAGTACGGCGAGTACCGTGGGGCTCTTGAGGACGACGATCTCGTCGAAATCGCGGATGCCTGCGTAGACATGATCTACGTCGCGATCGGGACCATGGTCGCGTACGGCATCCGGCCCGAGCCCATCTGGGACGAGGTCCACCAGACGAACATGCAGAAAGAGCCGAAGGGCGCCAAACGCAAGGCGACGAAACCCAAGGGCTTCCGCAAGCCCAACGTCGCACGGCTGCTCCGGCTCCAGGGCTTCCGCTGCCCGATGAGTCACGCCAACACGCGGTGTGAACGTGTCCGCTCCCACCCCGGTGACTGTTTCTCGTGGGCGTGGATCAAGGTCGATGGACCCGCCGTGAAACGCGGGTTCTGGTTCGGATACCGCGGCTCCCTGCTGCTCGAGCCCGGCGACACCAACATCCCGGAGGACATCCCGTGAAGCTTCAAGTCGCCTTCGTCGAGAGGTGGACCCCTTGACCCACGTCGCCCACTTCCGGAAGGGCCGGACGCACCACGTTCTGCTTCTCGATGAGATCCACCCAGCGGTATGGGTCTTGGAGGGTGGCCACCTCGAGCACTTCAGGCTCGTACTCGGGCACGCCGGCATCCTCGGCTACCGCCAGACTGACACCAAACCAATCGAGGTGGCCACCCTCCAAGAGACGCTGCTGAAGCTGGGCAACCACGAAGACGTGAGGAAAGGCGAGCCCCTCACCTACTGCACCTACATGCATCTGACAGCTGAGCTCAAGGAGCTCTTCGAGGTCGGGTGGATACGAACAAGCTCGGTCATCTCGACCCTACAGATCCGTGACCGGCTGAAGCTCCTGGAGGAAACATGTCCGTCGAAGTCATTGGATTCGTAGGCCGCCCTGGTTGCGGCAAGAGCACGTTGGCCGAATACCTCCTCGATGAGTACGGCTACATCGAGATCAACCTGCCCGCGAAGCTGCGCGAGGTCGTAGCGGTCGCCTTCGACTGGGATGTTGGGCGCCTGAACGACCTCGAGTACAAGGAGGCCCACGACAAGAGGTGGGCCCGGGCGAATGGGGACTACCTGGTGCGGCGCGAGGCCATGATCGAGCTCTCGCAGGCGCTGCGTAGGTGCGACCCGAACTTCCTCACCAAGCACGCCGAGCGGGAGATCAACGACTGCTGCGCCCTGGGCCACGATCTGTTCGTGCTCCCCGAGATCCGAAGCGCCGCGGATGTAGCGCTTGTGCGCGCGCTCGGCGGAGAGTTCTGGAAGATCGAGAAGATCGGCGGCCCGCACGGCGCAACTGACCTCGACGAGCTCCCGGGCGACCTGATCCCCGACAACATCCTGCGCGCTCGTCATGGGCACGCGCGCGACCTGTTCGACCAGGCCGACATCATCCTCGAGAATCCACCCTCGCGGTCGGGCGTTGTGCGTTCCCCGGCGGATGGTGACTGCGGGGTGGTGCAGGTCGGCGGCGAGTGTGAACACCACTCTATCGATTGCGCCACGCCGGAAGCGTGGGATCGGGCGAGCAAGAACTCATGACGTGTTCTGAGTGCGAGCGGGTGGCCAGCTACATGGCTGCTGATCCAGAACTCTATCGCGGTGATGAGCGGGCCTGCTCCGCGCACCGCGCACGAACCCGAGACGTGCCAGCTAACCCACTCTCTCAGTCGACAAGGGCCAACCTAGTGGGTACATCGGGTAGGAGCGCCGCTGGCACCCGAACGTCGGGGTCATCAGACGTGACGGCGGGAGAGACCGCACCTGTTTCCGGGGGTGAGTGGGACGACGTCTTTTGGCGGCGCTGTTCACGGGCGCTCGGCGCACCGACGGAGAATCCGAGCGGTACGCCCCACCACCCTCTTCTGGTTCTGAAGTCTCTCCGCACCAAGTGGTGGAGTGAGGGAAGGCAAGCAACACTGAATGATCTCAAGAAGATCAAGGAGAAGCGAGATGCTGAGCAAGACAAACATCAAGACGAAGATCGACCGAGGACGTGACGGAAAGGGGCGGGGTAGCAAGGGCGTCCACTCCATCACCTTCGAGTTCGCTCGCCCCGACAACCGGGTGACGTCTACCCCGCTGCCGGTGCCGAGCTTCCGCGTCTTCAAGCGCAACGCGGAGTTCGCCTACTGCGAGCTACTCATGAACCTCGCGGAAGGCAAGGTGGCGAAGGCCGCCGAGCTCGCCGGCACGGACCGCTCCAGCTTCTACGCGCTGATGTATCGCTGCGGCTTCCGCAGGAAGAGCGGCAGGGCGTTGTCGCTTGGGGCGCGGCTGTAGTGGAGCGGGATCCCACCGAAGAAGAGGTGTACCTGGCCTTGCGGGCCAGCAGTAGGGTCATGCGGGACTTCTCCTATACCGCGGCCTGCGTGGCCATCGGCGTCGGACTCATCGTCGGCTTCATCGCCTACGAGCTCGGGGTCAAGCGCGGCTACGCCCTTTGCGCGATGGAGGCCATCGAAACCGCCTCAACGCCCCCGCTCGCTGGGGACGAGGTGGTCGTGGAAGCCTCATGGCCTGGCACTTTGCACGTTGACACCAACGAGGACGAGCCGGCCACTCCCCACTGTATCACTGCTCTGATCTGCTTCACCCCGTACGATCGGGCGCCGAAGATGGAGGCCAAGCACCATGCGGATCGCGATTGACTTCGATGGAGTGCTCCACAGCTACACGAGCGGCTGGACGGGGCAGGTCCCCTACGATCCTCCTGTCGACGGAGCGCAGCAAGCGATGGCGAAGTTGCTCGAGCAGGACCACAAGCTAGTGGTCTTCACCTGTCGAATTAACGCGACGGAAAAAGACGACCTGAATTCGTGGCAGGTACACAATGTGCTCCGCCAGTGGTTTCGGGCCAACGGCTTCCCTTCGGAGTTCTGGGATGATGACAAGCACGGGAGTGCTGTATTCACGACAAGCGACCTCGTCGAGATCACCGGGACCAAGCCCCACGCCGACATCTACATCGACGACCGGGGTATGCGCTTCGAAGGTCACTGGAACGACGTCCTGCACGACCTTCAGGTCGAGACCGAGACGACCCCGTGGCACAAGCAGCCGGCCTGATCATCCTGGGGGCGCTGATGCTCGCGTGCGCTCACCCGCCGTGCCCTGCCTCACTGGACGGGGTTGAGGTCAGGGTAGACGGGGGACACACCAACAGCCCCGTCCCCGATTTCCGGGGCCAGTACGTGAGCGTCGGCGCCTCCTTCTACTTCAACACAGCATGCATCGAGGAGACACAGGAATGACCGGTCTGCACGCTCCGGCCAAACAGGCAATCCGCCTGTGGCGGTGGCAAGACGCCCCGCCTCTGGTGCGAGACTTCTGCGAGTATCGGGGAGGCTACAACGATGTGCTCTGGGTGATGCTACTGCCCGAAGGCATGAAGCCCGCCGACGTGCCTCTCTCCCCGATCAATTTTTGCAGCGTGGGGATCCAAGAGCTCCACACGAAGCAGTACCTGATCACCGGTTACAACCCCGGTGAGGACGAGGAAACCGAATGAAGATCTGGAACGTCCACTACCGGAAAACGGACGGGCTCCGCGTGCTCGAGCGCGGAGGCGTCACGCTTTCATGCGGGTATGACCCGGAGACAGAGAAGCTTCACATCGGCGTCGCTGTCTGCTGCAGCAAGGACCACTACCACAAGCGGCGTGGCGCGTCGATCGCGAGCGGTCGGCGAGACTTGGGTATGTTGTGCGATCGCCCTGACCTCGAGCCCGACCTCTACTACCGCGTGAACTGCCCGGCCGGCACCCCCATCAGCCGCATCTGGGCGGCACTCGATGGTACAGCTGCTGTGGCCAGGGCGCTCTACTCGAGGAGGGGCGAGGATCTCGACATGTTTTTCCTGCGAAAGGGTCCACTGCCGGACACCGAGTTGCTGCAGACCGCGCTCAGCGGATACTTCGGCGAGGAAGAGAACGTCGAAGTCTCGGTGCATCGGGCGTGAGTTCGCCGCAAGAGGACTATTGCCCCACGCGTGTCGTTTCCTACCCGCTCATGCTCGGGTATGGGTATCAGACCGCGCTCATCCCGCAGGGCTCCGAGATCCTGCACTTCGCGGGACACTACGGCTGCCCTATGATCTGGGTCAAGGCAAAAGTGATGGCGGAGAGCGTGGACCTGGGAGTCACGCTTTTCATCTGTCCAGACAACGCCGATCTACCTGAAGAGAAGCTCGACCACATTGGAACCTCTCACATCAACGGCATCGTGATGCACCTTTTCCGGAGGCCCGAATGATCACCTGTGTCTCGGGCTCGCGCACCGTCAGGGATCGCGAGCTCGTGTATGATCTGCTCGACCGCACTCCCTGGGTGCCTACGCGTGTGAACCACGGGGCCGCAGGAGGGGTCGATCGCCTCGCACGTTCGTGGGCGCGGCTCAACGGCATCCCCGAGAGCCCCTGGCTCCCGCGCTGGATGGCGAGCGGGGGCGATGCAGGCAAGAGCGTCGACAAGGCCGCTGGTCTCAAACGCAACGCGCTGATGGTGCGGGCCAGCCAAGCGTTTGTAGCGATCTGGCATATGCCCTCCCGCGGCACCAAGCACGCCATCGGTTGCGCGAAGCACGGCGGGATCGTTCGCATGGTCTGGCAAAAGGCGCCACAGCGAGATTGGATGTTCCAGCTTTCGCTGCCTTGTCACACCGGCGAGCACTGGGTCGTAGGAAAGCCGGGCAAGAGCGAAGGACTGAATATCGTCACCGAAGTGTACGAGGAGCACCCCTACTCTCCGAAGGCCTGGGGATGGGACGGTGAGAAGAAGGTGTTCTTCCGCGTGACCGGCAAGGGCAGCGCCTACGAGAAGCGGATCGAGATCAACCCCGACGCTAGCGCCTGGCTGGCTGCAGACACTCCCCCCTACAACGAGATCGGAGACCCCAATGGGCGATGAGACCACGACGAGAACCTCGATGCGTTCATCGTCGCCCACCTGACCTCCGCCATCGAATTCACCACCACGCAGGCCGAGCTCGAGGAGCAGGCCGAGCAGTCCAAGGAGACCAACTAACATGGACAGCACTTCCATCTATCTTGTCGGCGGGTTCGTTCTGCTCGGCATCATACTCCTCGCGATCGGGTGCCTCTCCGGCCCAATCATCCGGGTCGAGACCTCCAAGGACCAGCGCAAGCTGGACGCTCAGAACGCGGCCCTGGAAACCCAGCGGCGGAAGGAGAAGATCCTCGAAGAGCTCAAGCGTCAGGCGCAGGAGCCTGACAGCGGTTCCGAGATGCGTGGCCGCCCGACACGTCGCACTTCGCAGCGCGGTGCCCGCAACCCCAACCGCCGGCCGCGGGGCTAACCGCGGAGGGGACTGACATGACACACAGACACGAAGACTTCAAGGTGGAGCTCAAGGCCCTCGGCAAGACGCTCCTCGAGCAACGGCGCGCCAACCTGCACTCAGGCCAGAGCCTCGAGAGCGCGTGGAATCGTGGCTTCAACGCGGCGATTGAACAAGCAGCGGGGTGGCTCATGGGTGACCGCGTTCTAACGTCGATCTGTATCTCTCCCGAGAACCAGCTCCCCCCGAGCACCTACGAAAACCCAGAGGTCAAGATCCCCGGATCCATCGGCGACGCGCGCGAGCAGAACGAGCTCAAGCTCGACGACCTGTCGCGGCGTCTGCTCGACGTTGTCGGAGAGTTCGAGGACCAGATTTGCGAGGTGATCCTGGACCACCCCAAGATCAACGACGCACTCTCGCAGGTGGCGAAGGTCGAGGCGCTCCGGGCAGGCAGGATCCACTGCACAGATGAGGAGGTCCGTGAGATCGCCAGGCGTGTGTTCGCACAGGAAGCAGTGTCAACGGCGTTGCGAGAACAGTGGTCGCAGCTGGTGCGGGAGGAATGCGAGGCGTTCCTCTACAACCACCGCCACAGCGCTCGACCCCATGTCATGCCCGAGGGCGAGGACGAGCCGAATCGCTCTGGTGCGCGCCCTTTTCCCGAGCTGCCGGTGAAGACCCTGCGCGAAGCCCTCCATCCTGAGGGGTTCGGTATGGAGCGCCGCGAGGCCAAGAGCGAGGCCATCAAGGACGCAAAGCGCGTTGCCACAGAGCCGGGTGGACGCTTCACTCCGTTCAAGGCTGGGCGCCGCGACCAAGGCTTCAACACCACCCGGACCGAGAGTAGTGACAACTAGGCACTTCGCACTTCGAAAGGAACAATCGATGGTGACCGAGATCCCTATGACCCCTACGGCGGAGACGTCGCTCGAGGACGAGGCCGAACAGCTCGCGTTCGAGAACTGGAGGGAGCTCCCGGAGACCGTGCGCGACGCCGCACGCGACCTCGGGCTCTTTCTGCGCCACGGCCAGACGTTCAACCGCCGCGGTGAGGTGCTCGAGCGCTTCCGCGTTCTGGTCCGCTTTCTCCAGCTCGAAGGAGACCGCCGGCACTTGGGCGACCGATTTCGCGCGGAGGCGCGCCGCATCGCCGTCGACCAGGTGCTGTGTGAGCCTCCTGTGCCGCCGCGGGACGGCTCGGAGACTCCTCGATGATGGCGTTTCTTCTCGACGTCTACCTGGTGGGCGCGGCCTTCACCGCGTTCGCGATCTGCTGGGGCCTGGGGAGCGACTCGGTCGACTCGGAGGACATCGTCGAACGGTGTGGGTACCCCCTCCTGGGGGCGGTCGCGGCCGTCATGGTCCTAATCTGGCCCGTGCCCTTCGTGATCGGGGTGGTTCAGCGATGGAAGTCGGGAAAGGACGTAGGGGGCTAGGATCGAGCGAGAACCGCGGGCCAGGCCGGCGCGCTGGCGCTCTCAGGAGGCTTCGAGGCTCCGCCCCATCGGTGGAGCCTCTTTTCGTTTCGGGCCCTCAGAGGGGATTCTGGGCTCCCGGACGAGACACCCCCGGGGTTCGGCACCGCCTTCGTCGCCGGGGTCGTTCCACGTGGAACGGAATCGTGCGTTGCGAGCACAACGAGCTGACGATGAGATCTCATTTTTGCGGCAGCCCGTGGCGAAGTGACGCACAGTCACCCTAGATGCCCAGTGCCAAGTGCCTAAGAAATAGGCACCGTGGCCAGTGTGCGCGGCCGGCGCGGACGGGCGAGGTGGGGGTGCCAACTTTGGCTGCACCCCTGAGCGCCCCGCGGGCGGCGCATACATTAGATCTGAGCCATCCACTCGGGGCTTGAAAGAGGAGAGCAAAATCACCCGTGGGGGGTACCTCAGGGGAGGTATTGCACCTGCGGGGGCAGTTGGGGTGAGGTCAGTGATGCGTGGGGGCTTGGCACGGGGCCGGCGAGGGCCCTCACTATCCAGCTAACCATATCCAGTACGCAACAGGAGACCCCTAGGTAGCGCGAGCTCCCCGTAGTTATATTCCTCTTTTCTTCTTCTTCAAGAGACAGAGGTACTCTATGGACGGACGGCGCTCGCTCTAGGTCGCTCTCTTGGCAAGGTGGATTGTGGATATCTGGAGAGCCTTGTGAAGAGCTCCCACCCTAGGTTAATCTAGGCCGCGACCAGAGGAGACCCGATGCTGAAGCTCGAGATTTACTTCGACGACGAGGCAGAGCTCGAGGCCTGGTGGAAGATCCGCGGGCGCGATCCAGCGGTCTGCCAGGATCCGCGGTTCCGGTGGGGGAGCGACGGGCGGCCGGGAGACTGTCTTCTGTGGAGCGGCCCGATGATGCGCTCAGCAGCACCCACCGCATTCATCGGGGACACCCAGGTCCATCTTCGACGCGCCGCGTGGATGGCCAAATACGGCGCACCGCGCTACACCGGGTTCGAGAACACGTGCGGGACTCCGCGTTGCGTCGCGCCAGAGCACACCCGGAACACCTCGCGCAGAGGGCCCAACGGTCTCGCGATGTACAAGCAGGTTCGGACTACGGAGGACGCGACGGGGTGACAAAGACGATCGAGTCAGTTGAGGGGTTCGAAGAGCTCCACGAGATCCTGGCGGAGGCCTACAAACAAGCGACCCACGGGAAGGGGCAGCAGCGTCACGGCCAGACCCGACCCTTCAATGAGCAGACGATCATGCGGGAGACCGAGCTCACTGGCTCTACCGGATTTGTGTCCGGGCAGGCGCGCAAGAAGATTCTCGAGGCCATGCGCCTGCGGCCCAGGCAGGCCAGACACGAGGTTCTCGGGGCGATCATCTACGCGGCCGCCGCGGGAATCTGGTACCGGAGGCTCGAAGACGTCGAGAACGACAGCTTCGTGGGTGGCCACACGGTTCAGAACACGTTCTCACCCGCACAGCTTGCCCTATTCACGGACGAGGAGTAGCACTTGGGTAGCGCCGTTCAGATCAACGCACAGATTCCCACCACCGAAGACGAGTTCGATCAGATGGTCTTCGAGCCGCTGTACAAGCTTTCGAAGCGCGGCACCGTCCTGGTAGGCAACGACACTGAGACGACTAAGATCACACCTGCCCGCGGGTTCAACCCGTTCTATGGCCCGCGTATTGCGATGATCCAGTACTCGTGGAACGACGGACCGGTCCCCTACGACGCCGCAGTGTGTCTACGCATGAAGCCCGGACTTGTGCGACTTCCCGAGCGCCCCGACACGAAGGCGAAGAACAAGCAGCTCCGTGCAGAGTGGCGAGAGGCCCACAAACAGTGGGTCGAGACCGGCGATGTCTCTGTGTGGCCGGAGTGGTGCGACCTCGAGGTCGAGCGCCCGTCCAACGTAGACCCCGAGCATGTGATCCGGCGCATGAACGAGCTCACCGACGAGGGGCTCGTCTACGTCTACAAGAACATGATGTTCGACCTGCAGTTTCTCTGGATCGACGGGTTCGTGATCCCGAAGATCGAGCAGCTGGAAGAGGTCGAGATTCAGAGCCACCTAACCGAGGACAAGCCCTGGCACAAAGGCAGGCGCGTGTCCCACCACTTGGCGAGCCTTGCCGAGCGGCACCTGAACCGGGAAGCGGTGGGGGAAGGAAGGCTGGATCAATGGTTCAGCGACATGAAGGTCAAGAACGACTCCAAGGACTATTCCGCGGTTCCGTACGCTTCAATCCTTGGGCCATACGGATGCCACGACACCCGTGACACGCTCGACCTCTTTCACTTCTTCCAAGGCAAGCTCGACAAGCACGATGAGCAGAGCGCGCCGGGCCGCACGCTGCGCTGGCTTTACGAGGACGAGAAGCTCATCGCTCGCAACCTGGTCGAGAAGACGATGATCCCCGGGTTCGGTGTAGACCAAGGGACGGCCGACGAGCTCCTGGTGAAGCACGAGACCTCTCGAGACGAGATGGCCAGCACGCTCTACCAGATGACCGGCCGACAGATCGACTGGAGTGGCGGTACCAACGAGCTCGCGAGCTACCTGTTCGACCCACCGGCAGAGGGGGGCCTCGGACTGGCTGTGCCGGAGTTCGGATGGACGGATTCCGGAGAGCGCTCGGTGTCTCACAAGGTGCTCGAGGAGCTCGACACGCCGCTGACAGCGAAGATTCTTGAGTGGCGGACGTCGAACACGTTCATCAACTCGTTCCTGGAGCCGATCGCGCGCTTCAACATCGAAGGCTTCATCCACCCGAACTTCCGTCTGGTGGCCGTGCGCACGGGGCGCCTGTCGTGCTCACACCCGAACATGCAGAACCGACCCAAGGACAAGGATGTACGGTCGATGTTCGTGCCGCGCAAGGGCTACGTGCTGCTCGACGCGGACTACGACCAAGTAGAGATGCGGATCGCCGCCCACTACGCCTACCAAGTCTGCACGAAGGTGCCGACGGTTTGGTACAAGGCATGGGGGCGGAACCGGAAGAGCGTGGCGCCGGATCGCAACGGGCTGTGGGAGGGCTTCGTCAACGACCCGGACTTCGACCCGCACCAGATCATGGCCGACCTCAGCGGGCTACCTCGCTCGAGGGAGCACGCCGGCCAGACGACATGCAAGGAAGTGAACTTCGGGATCCTCTATGGATCTGGCATTCGCGGAATGTGCAAGAACTATGGGTGGGAGCAGCGCAAGGCCAAGGACGTTCGCTCGTGGTTCTATAAGGCGTACCCCGAGATCGCACACCTGAAGGCGTTCATCGAGAAGCAGCTCGCGGACCGCGGGTGGATCGCGAACGAGTTCGGCCGCCGCTACTACATCGACAAGATGTACTTGGCGCTGAACTACCTGATCCAAGGCTGCGCCGGTGACCTCATCAAGCGCGCCAAGAACAAGCTATACCTACTCGAGGACCAGCTCCGGGAGGAGTATGAGGGAGCCCACCCATTCCGGATCATCAACACCGTCCACGATGAGGTCGTGACGGAGGTCCGCGAGGATCTGCTCGACGCGAAGTTTGTGAGTCGTGTAGACGCCGAGATGACCACATGGAAGAGGTATGACGGCTCGGACCTGTTCTGCGTTCCGATCACAGCCGGCTACGCTGTGAGTGCCAGCAACTGGGGCGACCTCGAAGACTACGAGTGGAAGGAAGCGGCATGAGCGCACGGCTGATGGTGAAGGTGTCTGCGATCGAGGTGGATCGGGCGATGAGGCGCACGGGCTCCCATGACTACGACATGGAGATCGACCTGAGCGACTGGCCGACCTTCGACGTTCCGGCCGACCTACTCAGACTCAAGGAGCACATCGAGGAGTACCTGGAGACAAGCTACTCGTGAACGAGGACACGCTCAAGAGCAAGTGGTGCCGCTACGCCAAGCGGGAGGGGTTCGCAACAAAGCGACTCGGTCCGCACCAAATCCCCGGACTCCCCGATCTTATTGCCATGGACCGGGGTCTCGAGCTCGAGACCAAATCGAAGCGTCGCGGGAGGTGCCACTGGGTCGAGGCCAAGGTGGCGAAGCCGGTGAAGCGCTCGGGCTCGAATGTGTTCTCGGCGGATCGAGATGCTACCACGAAGCAGATCGAGTGGTTGGCGTTGTTCGCTGCTCTGGGTATCCCTTCGTGGTGGCTCGTTCTGTCAGAGGACTGCTGGGCCTTGGTGCCGGGTACGCAGATGACCCTCACCAAGGCAAAGTGGGATCAGCTGAAGCGTCCCTACAAGGGTGATGTCTACGAGCTCATGGACTCGACGACGCAGAACGCGGAGCAGCGCAAGCTCGCAGTCGCTGAGACCGACGCTACGATGGAGGCTTGGGAACAGGAGCGCCTCAATGCCTAGAGACACAGAGATCTACGGTGATGCGCAGTTCGCTACCGCTCACCCCGTGAAGGGTCCGAACGAGCTCTCGATTTCCACGCATGAATACCAGCTCGTGGTGCGCCTACTCGCCGAAAACTGGAAGATGCCGCAGGTGGTAGACGAAGTCGCCCGACAGTTCCCCGCTTCGGCGTGCTCTTACGGGGTGGTGCGCCGCATTAAGTCCACGCGACAACCCGAGATCAAGGCGCTCCGCGAGAAGATCAACAAACAGCTCGACGATCTATGGATCGCCAACAAACGCCAACGAGTGATCACGTTGCAGCGGATGTTCGAGGACGCGAACCGCTGGACCCCCGTGAAAGCGATTGAGACCATCGAGAACGACGAAGCGGGGGACCCTGCGCGCCGTACGAGCCTTGTCTACAAGAAGGACTTCGGCGCGATGATCTCTGTGATCAAGGCTGTGCGGGAGGAGCTCGGAGAAGATGCAGGAGCCCGCGCAGCGACGTCGCTCGAGGATCTGGTGCGCCTAGCAGAGCAGAGCCGAGGTCTCGAGACCACCCACGAGAAGGGTGACAACCTCGAGGGCGCTGTGCCTGTGCAGGAAGACGCCATGCTGATCGACGTCCCTGCCCAGTACCGTACGCGCGGCAGTGATGATACCCGCGGCTTCATCGATGGTGCAGAGGTGATCGACCAAGAAGACGAGGCCGGCGCCGACGTCGTCTAGAGAAGCACCCCCACCCCCCAAGAAAAAGCACCCCCACCTTCCAGAGCACCCCCTGCTCTACCGCGGCTCACCTCACATTTTCGAGCTAACGATGAACTTTCGTTTTCGCTAACGATGAGTTTTCGTTTTTGTGGCACCCCGCGCGGTCGTGGTGTTTCAGTATTCCTGGAACGATCGATTTCAGTATTCCTGCAACGATCAACCGGCAACTCGTGCGCATGTGCAACTCCACGGAAGTGGACCGGCAGGTCGGCACTGGTGACGCCGTAGGTTGTCACTCTGCGCGCTAGTTACGCGCCGAAACACCCCTAGACCGCGTCTGCGTGCTTGGCACGTGGTTCGCATTGCTTCCGGAGCATGCGCCGAAATTCAATCGGCCGAAAGGGGATATACGAAATGAGTACCCGATGCAGCATTTTTGTTTACGACCGGAATGGGCAACCTACCGCGCAGCTGTACCACCACTGCGATGGGTACCCCGCGAATATGCTGGATCTGATAGGTACGGCCTACCGGAAGGCGCGCAAGGCGGGCCGCGCCGGCCATGAGTGGGCCGCAAGCTTTCTCTGCGCGACCGACCCCGCGCAATTCTGCGTTGAGCCGATCGACGCGCGGTACGGGGACCTAGCGTACACCTATCACGTCCACCCCTACACACACGATACTGGCTCCGAGGTCTGGCGCGTGGAAGTGAAGGACGGAACCGGCGGGACCGGAGGGGAGCCCATGGTCGCCCTGTACTATCACCCGAAAGCGGTAGGGATTGAGGGTCTCGGAGAAGGGGTACTGGACACTGACGCTATTCCCAACGCCCGCGGCGCCACACCCTTCGGGGTTCGACAGCGGCGCATCGCGAGATACGGTGTGGAAGTGGCCGACCGAAAAATCTGATTCAGGATGCGATTTTCCTCTCAAGGGTTTCGGCGCACCTACCGATAAGTAGATCATATCAGCAAGGGGGAGCGACAATGGTTCGAGCAGCTTTCATGATCGGCGCAGCGAGCGTGTTTCTCTACAGCCTTCTGCAGGTTGCTAACGCAGCGGGTCTCTAGGATAGGCGCCGCCCCGAAAGGACCCACAATGTTTCACCTCTTCGACGTTGGCAGCAAGAACGACCCCATGATTGCCGCCGCAAAATCCGCGATTCAGGGCGAGACGTATCTCGACTTGGAAATTCGGGTATGCCCTGCCGGCGGATGCTTTTCGGTGTGGGCCTCCGCGCGGAACCGCTCCCCCATCGAACAAGGCCTTCGCTGTATTCGAAGAAAAAGGCTATCCCGACGCGTGGCACCGATGGAACATCGCCCGCGAAGACGCCCGCATGGAGATTGCGCGAGAGGGCTAAGAATTCTGCCCTACGGCGAAACTTTCTCTCAAGGGTTTCGGCGCACCTACCGATAAGTAGATCATAACCAACGAAGGGGGTTTCAGAATGCCGGATCTGTTTACTAAGGGCGCATCCAACGCGAAAACCGCGAAGGGCGCGGTAAAGCTTTCCATCGAGAATGTAATCCTTCACCTCGCCCCGGTCGACCTGGCACAAAAGGGGCGCAGCGTGTGCCCTTGGGCGAGCAAGGGCTGCGCCGCAGCTTGCCTCAATACTGCCGGCAGAGGGCAGATCACAGGCGCAGTGTCGACGGAACGGCTCGAGGAATACAGCATCCACTCCGCGAGAATCCGCAAAACCCGCGAGCTTTTCGCCGATCGGCAGCTATTTCTCGGCAAGCTTGCGCTAGAAATTGCGCGCCTGCAGCGGCGAGCTGAGCGGCTCGGTAGAACCGCAGCGGTACGGCTCAACGGAACGTCGGATATCCCCTGGGAGTCGATGCGGTTCGCGGACGGTTCCAACCTCATGGAGAAATTCCCCGCAGTGCAGTTTTACGATTACACCAAGGGCGAACGCCGATTCCGCGCGTTTCTTGCCGGCGAGCTGCCTGCAAATTACTACCTCGTGTTCAGCCGCAGCGAGGACACCCCAGACGCGCTAGTGCGCGAATTCTGCGATAAGGGCGGAACGGTGGCCGTAGTGTTTCGGGGGGATGCGCTCCCCGTCCGCTGGCAAGGGTTCCCGGTCCTCGACGGTCTTGCCCATGATTTTCGCTACCTCGATCCGCGCGGCTCGATTGTGGGTCTACTGGAAAAGGGCCGAGCCAAGCACGACGCAACCGGTTTCGTGGTCGGTTCGGGCGCCAAGTGATGCAGCAAGCTGTTTCCGCTCTACTCGTAACAGGCGCAGCGCTCTACTGTGTACAGTGGGTCTGGCTTGAGTCCAGAGGCATTGTCATTCTCGCGTTCGCTCTATTTGCGATCTGGCGCGTCACGGCGGGCGTCGCCGTGGGGCTCACTCGGACGCGCCGCCGCCGCCGCCGCAGGGGGAGCAGGCAGCCCGACCGACCGAAGAGAGCGGCCGCGGTCGCGGACCCGCTGAGCCTTTCCAGGAAAGGACGACCCACACCCACAACGTAACCCCGGGCTCTGCCCCGGGCTCTGCCCCGGGCTCTGCCCCGGGCTCTGCCCCGGGCTCTGCCCCGGGCTCTGCCCCGGGCCCTGCCCCGCCCCTGCCTCACCCTGGCCCCGGCCCTGCCCCGCCCCCGCCTCACCCTGGCCCTGGCCCTGGCCCTGCCCCGGGCTCTGCCCCGGGCCCTGCCCCGCCCCTGCCTCACCCTGGCCCCGGCCCTGCCCCGCCCCTGCCTCACCCTGGCCCTGGCCCTGGCCCTGCCCCGCCCCTGCCTCACCCTGGCCCCGGCCCTGCCCCGCCCCTGCCTCACCCTGGCCCTGGCCCCGCTCCTGCCTCACCCTGGCCCTGCCCCCGCCCCTGCCCTGCCCCGCCCCTGCCTCACCCTGCCTCACCCGGGCCCTGCACCGCCCTGGGCTCTGTGGGCCCCGC